GGTTGCGAGAACATAGTCTACACGATGGAAATATAGAAAGGTCAGGAATCTCTTCCTGACCCATCCATTCCGATTTCTTAGAGGTCTAGTCAGCGATTAGCTCGGACGCCTGCGGCCCAAGTACCGTCGTCGTCCTCATCAGTATCTGTCTGAGCTAACTCGTGTGCATCCTTGAGATAGTCAGCCAAGCCTGTGTGGAAATGGCTGAGGGCGGCCTGTAAGTCTTCCACTTCTTCTGCAGTGACGCTCTCTCCTCGACCGTCGAGAATCATGTCGAGATTCTTTCTGTCATCGCGGGAAAGAGCAGCATAGGCTCGAGCGAAGTCCATGAGGTCGTCGACCGACATGGGCCCTTCTTCCTCTGTGTCCATCGGATCCATCCTGTCCTCGATGAGGCGTCTGTTCTGACGCTCCAGGAGGGCCGAGGAAATCTCCTCATTAATAAGGTCAGTTAACTGTTGACGTGTTATTCTCATTTATTCCTCACTGAACCTGCTGAAGGTTGTTTGCAACCACGAAGTCAAGCGAGACGAATTCAATGCTCTTCGTGGGTTGTACGAATATCTTACCACGAATTGTGTTGTTTTCTATGTCGTCCTGTGTAGTTGTCGAGGAGTCGATCACGACCTTGAATCTCTCGAGGCCGCTGAGCTGCTGGATTCTCTGTAGACGTGGTGTGACCGCTGCAGAGAAGCGAGCGAGAGTCGCCTCGCGGTTTGGTTCGAAGAGGATCGTCTGTGCGATGTCGCGGACCTGACGACGGATGTCGATGAGGAGGCGACGGACGTTGACTCTGTCGAGAGCGGAGGCCGAAACCTGTAACGTCTTCTGTCCCCAGACCACGATGCCACCGCGGGGATTTGTTCCCGCCTGTGGACCGCCGACGAAGGAAACGATCGGGTTGATCGAGACGTCGTAGAGTTTGTCCATGTCTCCCTGTGAGAGCTTGACGCGTGGCTCGAGAGCGTCCTGTGGGAGAGCGCCGCGAGTGAATCCTGCGGGAGCGAACCACGGATGTCCTACGCTGTCGTTGAGAGCGAGAGCTCCGAGGACGAGAACAGAGGGCGGCGCGAAGACGTTCTTGCCCGTCGGATCACGGTAGAGGACGTCAGGGAAGTATGCTGCGGCGAACGATGAGTCGACCGAGCGATTTACGAAAGTATCTACAGTTCTCACGACCGAAGGAAGCTGTGTCTCTGCCTTGACAGATTCGTTGTTCTCATCGACCTGCTCAACGTCCATGATGTAGAGAGCGTCGAATCTCTCTTCGACGGCGAGCGTTGCTGCATCTGTGACAATTGGCTCACGAACACCCGGGAGAGCGAGGAGCTGTATGTCGACGTTGGAAGTGTTCTTCATCACATCGAGAGCCTTGAGATATGTTCTGACGCTGGGTCCTTCTTCCGGCTTCGCGGCTCTCGAGTTCGACGCAACCATGTCGGCAGCAACGGCTGCGTTATTGATCTCTGACTCGTCAGCATCGAATATGTTCGTTCCGTCGAAGCCGCCCTGCATGATGAAGGAGAACTTGGCGAACTGCTTGTTGGAGGAGATATCCTCTACCTTAAAGAATCTGACCTTGTTCTCGTCACCAGGTGATCTTGCGGCGATTTCTGCAGTATTAACTGTATTTCCTGTACGTGAGTAAACTGCGTGGACCCACTTGTTTGGATCGGCAAGTCCATTGGAGCCTGTAACGACTTGAACGTTCTCGAGCGAGAAAAAGTTGTTGCAGAATCTGTCTGAATCGATTATTCCAAAGGCAGCAGAGTCAGGCTGACCTGCGTTGCTTCCCGTGACAAACTTCGCCTCAGTTACCGCAAAAGACGGGAAGAACTTGGCGAATGCCTTGAGCGAGCTGTTTGGAATGACACCGTCGTTCTTCTTCGGGAGTGATACAGGATGCTCGAACTGAACTCCCCAGTAGAAGCGAGAGTTGACCTGCTCTGTCGCAGTCCACTCATCTGAAGTAGTGATCTTCTTCCTGAGGGGAAGCGGCGGTGTGACGGTCGACTTGGCAGCGCTCGTGTATGAAAGAACGTTGCTGTCTGTACCGCCAAAAGCTGCCATCGGTGAAGAGCCCGATGTGACAAGGTGGTCTATTCCTCTGAATCCCATTGGAATTGCCGTAGGATCTACGAAACCATTCTCAACGTCTGGGTGAACTTCAACCCTGACATAGTTGGATCTGTTGGGATAATTTCCCTCGATGACGAGCTTCTGTTCAGACTCTTCGCGATCAAAGTCAAAGTAAGCGTATACATCGCCTATGACCTTGCCGATATATCTGTCAGAAGAAGGATCGAGATTTACTCCTGCATAAACCTCCTTGGGAAGTTCCTTCTTGTCTTGATCTCTGTCGTTCCAATAGCGAAGCGTCAAGGTGAAGGAACCGTATCTGTTAAGAGGGTCGCTCGAAACAGTTATATTGTCAACTGAGACCTTGAACTGGGTCGAGGTGCCCGAGCCGTCATCAAGAGCGTGAAGCCTGAAAAGATTCTGTACCTTTCCGCCAAACTTCTGAGAGACTACCCAGGGAGAGACAGCGTGAGAGAACCTGTCTTCAAATGACTCGTATGCAGGAACCGTGGCGGTGGCGACGTTTCTTCCGAGTGAGGAAGTAAGAATGAATGCTGACGGCTCTTTGTTTGAATTACCCGCTATATCCGCACCATATGCAGTCTTCACGAGACCAGTTCCTGTAACCACGGCAAGCGAAGGATGGATATCCCAGTTTGCATAAAGATAGTGGCCTGCCTCTTGAATCTTCGTAGGATCGGTGTTAAAGACGTTTGCAAAGTAGCCGCTCTTCGACGTAGGATCGAAAGATGCTGTGATCGTGTTTGGATAGCGAGCATCTGTACCCTTGTGACCGTTCAGGAAGAGAACGAACTCTTGCGACGGCTTTGAACCATCAGAGAGGGCAACAAATCCAACTGAAGAACCCTTAGCGCTCGCATCCGTTCCTGGGGTGGACGATGTAGGAGCATCTCCCTTGCCACCGACAGACGAAGAGAGCCTGAGGATTACGCCAGACGGAGCCATAATGACGCCTCTTATAATTGGTAGCGAAGAAGTGATACCAGGTGTTACAGATCCAACGCCCTGCAAACCAGCTTCGCTGAAGTACGTCGATCCAGCAGATTCAGACATAAAGCAGCCGAGGAAATAAAGTCTGCCTTCAGGAGCATTGACACCCGCGACTGCGTACGGGTTAGAAGAAATTGCTCCATCCGCATCAGGAAGTCTTTCACCTACAGTAAAACCTGCAGACGTAACCTTTCCTGTTGTTGAGTTTCTCTTACGTCCGTCACCTGCTCCAAGGACTCTAAGATAAGTGGCAGACTGTGCATATCTGAGCCACTCAACTACGGCAAGGGGTCCAAACTTCTTTCCGTCTGTCTGACCAAACTTGGAGTACCAGTCGGAAAGGTTACCGACTGTGACTGGAACGAACGCAGGTCCCTTAAGAGAGGTACCTACAATTCCTGCAGGTATACCGACAGGTTGTTGCGTAGTTGGTCCTGAGATGTCAATCTCTCTTGCCGTTACGCCTGCGCTTCCGAATTTCAGTTGTGCCATTTATCTGCTCCCAATTTCTTTCTAACTATGTGCCTGATGGCGAATTTCAGACGAATTGAACACCGCTATTTGTGACAATGAAGTCAATTGCAATGTACTCGACCACGCGTGTTGGAACAACGACTATTCGACCGTTGAGACGATTGAGATCGTAATCCTCTTGCGTGTTATTTGACTCATTCATTATGACCTGGAATGCCTCGACACCAGCCTGTGTCTGGATGAGTCCTAGCTGGAATGATACGTCGGCGACGAATTTATTTCTCACAGCCGGTGTATTCTGTTCAAACACGAGGCGTTGTGCTATTCCCATTACTATTCGCTTGATCTCAAGCATGAGTCTACGAACATTGACTCTATCAAGCGCCGACTTGTTGATCTTGAGAGTCTTCTGGCCGTATATGACGTATCCGAGCCTCGGGAACGAAGCTATTGGATTGATGCGAGATTCATAGAGCCTGTCCTTATCAGCCCCAGCAAGTCTAACTGCTACGTTGCTAACAAAGTCAAGAGCAGCCCTGTTAAATCCTGCAGGAGCGAACCACGGGTATGTAACTCTATCGTTGAAAGCAAGAGCACCAAGTGCGGCGACCGAAGCCGGTACTTTCACTTTTCTGCGATTAGTAGCATCGTCAATGAAGATGTCAGGATAATAGACTGCTGTGTAGTCGTTGTCTATTGATCTTGAATCGAAGTTAGCTGCCGTCTGATTTATGTTGGGTCTATTGGATGTATCATCGAATATTCTGTTTCCGTTATCGTCGTACGAAGGAACATCCATGACGTACATAGAAAGACCGTAATCTCTGACCTTCTGCATCGTCTTGTCCGTGATGTATGTCTCACGAATTCCAGGAATTGCGAGAATATTGTTGTTAGACGTGAGAGGATTGGTCACAATATCGACAGCCGTGAGGTAAGAAGCGACACCGTTGTTGTTGACGTCCTGTCCAGAAGGATTCGTAGAGAATCCAGCAATGCTGTTATTTGCAGAGGCGCCACCAGAAGACTCGAAGGAAACCGACTTGTCATTGAGTCTGCGTGCATCTCTGTTGAGGAAGTTTGTACCGTCGAATCCGCCGTACATGAAGTTGGTGAACTTCGCGTAAGCAGAGAATCTGTTAAACTGTGCAGCGGATCCCGAAGCAAGAAGCGTCGCAAGAGTCATTCTGCTTCTGCTTCCCTCCCTCCAGGTATAATCCGTGGTGTTCAATCTAGCGTTTCTGATATAAGCGGCTTCCTTCATGTGATTGTTGACAGAGCTTGTGAGCTCTGAAAGATTCTCATTGTATAGTGCGACCTTGGCAAGAGAAAACTTGTTGTTATGAAGGCTGTCAGAATACGAGCCAGTTGTCAATGCATCGAGCTTCTCAATTCCGCAGAATTTCGTAAATGACTCAAGAAGTCTATCTTTTTCACTCACGATGTTGCAGTTAAGAACATTTGTAGAATCAGCGGCTGCAGTCGAAGATCTCTCGAACTTAACACCCCAATAATAGGCGACGTTTGCCTGCTCAGAGGGGCCAGGAGATCCATCAAATCCAGCGCCCGAGGTCTCACCTCTCGTCACCTTGTATCTGTGAGGAACGGGTGGGAGGAAAGAGCTGCTTATTGAGGTGTGAGATCCTAAAACGCCGCCGAGGCGAGACGAGGCGCTGCTAAGAACATCAGAAGCCTTTAGCGACGGATTTACTTTCAGTAAACTTGGGCCTCTGAATCCGAAAGGAAGAGCATTCGTCGGGATTGTTCCTCGCTCTATTTCGGCGCTCATTACTATTCTGACGTACTTGGAGTTGTTGGCATACTTGCCTGTTGCAGCAATCCTCTTCTCTGACGGATTAGATGCATCAAAATTATAGTAGACCTTTCTGTCTCCTATAAGCTTGGCTACGTAATTTTCAGAATTTGGATCGAGAGAACAGTTAGTGAATTGTTCTAGAATATTAAGCGATGTGTCTGTATCATCCCACGAACGAATCTGAACGTTAAACGTACCGTAAGCATAGGAATCGTTGGTCGAGGCCTTCACGTTGCTGATAGAAACCTTGTAGAGATTATTGGCATATTCTCCATCGTCTATTGCCTCGATCTTGAAGAGATCGTATTCAGTATTTCCGAAAGGTTGAGATATAAAGTAGCTTGTGCTGGGCGCCTTGTAACGCGTATCATAAGAACCGAACATCTCTCTATATGAAAGGCTTGAATTTCCCGCAGAGCTTACGCCGCTGGAACCTGAAAGGATTGCGACGGGAGAATCAGCAGCGACGTGAGCAACGTTTGGATCAACTGCAAAGTCTGCGTGAAGATAGTGTTGCTCCTGATGGAACTTGTCTGGATCCGTGTTGAGTATTTTTCCAAAATAATCCTTGTCAGAGGGATCAAATGAAGCCGTAAGAACCTTGACTCCAGAAGAGCCATCTGCCGATGAGAAAGATGATCCGAGAGAAGAAGATATCACGATCTTGAACTTAGACGAAGCGTCAACAGTCGTGGCGTCAAGCGTAGAGGGACCAAGACCAACAGCAGCGGCAGAACTAGTTAGAACCATTATTCTTGCCGTGTTGGGGGTCATGATAAGACCTCTTACGAGGTTAACATTTCCTCCTAAAACTGTGTCGTTGTCATTGAAGACAGGCATTCCAAACGCGCTATTGGCAGTAGGAGCATGTTGAGCAACTAAAAATTGAACAGACCCAAGAGCCCTCTTGTCATCAACGAGTGCGTCAACAGATCCAGGCAAAGTGAAGCCTGCGTTCTTTACTGTTCCATACGACAGAGTCTCCGCAAGATCTGCATCTGTCGAGTTCGCTCCGCCGCCCAAGACTCTTGTGTATGTCAATGATGCTCGGTGCTTTAAAAACTCGTTAGCTGCATAAGGTCCGTAATGCTTTGGATCAAGATTACCGAAAGTCTGTGAGAACTCATTGAAGTTGGACACAGTAACAGGAACAAAGGCTGGTCCTTTGTTCGATGTACCTATCACGGCAGCGGGGACGCCCACAGGTCCGGTAGTGGTTGGAGCTGAAAGGTCAATTTCACGCTCATAAAAGTTGGGCGACTTAAATGTCTGCTCGGCCATTATCTAATCTCCTTCAATCAGTGATTCTGTGTCATAACTATCACCGACAAATGCAAGAAGACCTCACTTAATCACAACAATTTCCAGATCTTCCAAGGAAGCTCCTGTATAAACTGTCTCTCCCTTCGAAGTCGTACTTTTAACCTTAATGTATCCCCTGGGAATGCCAAGAGAAGCAGGATCGCTTTCTATGACGGCAGGATCATCAGAATTTCCTATTGAGTACACTTTTTGCTGTCTCCATCCGACATCTCTCTGGTCGTCTCTGTTGTTGTTTTTTTCATCTAACGGCAGAGTTGGATCGTCAGATCCTAGCGAATACATCGAGTCGTTGGTCTCTTCCGTGAGGGATGGATAGGCATTGGTGTCAAAACTAACAAATGGAGAAGAAACGTACCTCTTTATCGGAATGGGAAGACCGGGAGCCGAAGAAACAAAGAAGTATGCAGGAACAGTTACGTTAAATGAATGCTTTATGTATCTCTCCTGCTGAGACATGTCGTCAAAATTGGTCTCAGTGTCAAAAGACCCTTCGTCGACTTTAGCAATAAACCAATAGCCCTTTGGAGTGTCGAGACGCCAAGACTGACCTTGCGGCAAGAAAGAGCTGAATATCTTTTCGAGTATCTGATTCGCATGCTGTGTATACTGTGTCCAGACTGTGACTTGATACTTTGCAGTATAAAACTGAGGCATTGGAACCACAAGCGTCTCGTATACGTTGTTCTTCAAATTTGGAGAAAGAAATGCACCATCTTTAGCGAATTTCAATCCTGCAAGAGAACCAGCTGATCTATCAGACGATAATCCTGTTGTGCTGGAATTGCTGACATTGGACTGATTCGGAAGCAAAAGTCTGTTGATTAGATTTTGATAATTTCTATCAGATTTGTCCAGTCGTCTCTTAACGATAATCTCACCTAGCTGTTGATTTATTCCTCTTCCGACTACGTCGTCTCCGATGTTTTGATTCAGCTCTGTTCTCATTATAGTGATGAGAGGCAAAATAAGCGTATTGTTTTTGTCCCTCAAGAGATTGCCTTTTTTCAGCAATGCCCACTTCTCTCCGGCAGCAAAAATTACAGGAACTTTCTTGAGGGGAGCAGAATCTATCCCGCCGCACTCTGCTGATATCTCTTTGTCAAAGAGACTGAACATAGACATATCGACGTCTTCTATTCCGCAAGATGGTATAGAAAATTCAGGAGAACCTGCTACGTTTTCATAGCCCGTGGGGAGGGGCGATTGACCAAAATTTCTCTTTGAATTTGATTTTAATCTTGTAGACATTTCATCCCTCACTCATCATAAAAGGCAGATCCGACATTTGCTGGGTCTCCTTTTTCGGAAATTTCTTTTGGACCCGTGAGGGGCTTGTCAAGGACTCCGTTTTCCACGAGATCACGCTTGTCTCCGGTTTCATTTCCTTCTTGATCGAGAGAATCACCGCGTTGTTGGTGAAAATCTGTCTGAACAGCGTCGGAGTCTGTATACCGTATATCAGTAGGCCCTAAAACAGGTGCAGAGAAAAGACCTTCGCGGGCCTTGACTCCAACAAGTTTGACTCCATCTTTATGTTCGGGCATTCCGTAAATATTTCTCATGAAAACACGCTCAGTAATTTCATAGAAGACATCAGAGAAAGAGAAAAAATCTCCAATAGCAACATTGATTCCCTTGTCAACGAGGTCTCTATGCTGAACGTAGACTTCAACCTTGTATTGTGCATCTATTCCAAACTTATCGATCTTAGTGTCGTTCTGAAAGTTATTGTCTACGAGTGCATCAAGCGCTATGGGATTATCATAAATCTTCTTGAGAGATTCGTTGTAAACTGCGTGGGTTTTCGTCTTTAGCTCTGAAATCGGATAATAGTACACTTTTTGTCCGACAACATCTTTGATCAATTCTTTGGTAATGTCGGAAATAAAGTTTAATTCTCTCGGTGTAATGAATAAGCGTGCCATGGATCACCCAATAGTAATTGCAGAACCTTTAGGCATGGGAACAAACTTCAGCTGCTTGTTGAGTGACTCTGAGGCAGCAGCATCAGCCTCCAACAGCTTCTGGTGTGTTAATTGAGCAAGGAACTCTTTCATCTGAGTCTGAAGGCGGTCTTTGTCTTCTCGCCCTTGATTGACAAGCGCTTCTCCGTTTAACTGTAGGTCAGCGTTTGGAATGGGTATGTTTTGGAACTTGGATCTAATGAGACCCAACAGTTCCTTTGAAAGAGCAAGCGTATATTGTCTTATCCATTGCCTGCCAGGCTGATTTATTGTGGCAAAAGGTAAATTGTCCAGCGGCACGTTTGATGCGCCAGATATTCCGTAAATTGTTTGATCTCCATAGGCGCTCGGATTCAGCGGATTCTGCGGCGGCAGCACCTTGCAGAACAGCTTTCCAACTTGAAGATCTGTGATTGGAATCGGGTATATCCTCAATTTGCTTCCCATTATTTCGTAAGAATAATGAGATCTTCTCACTCTAAAAGCCGACTCCAACATGCCTCTTCTTAAGACATCTTCGAAGATTGGAAGGACATAAAATATGGAAGAATTTACATAAGACTCGTAATTGAAGTTGGTGGATAGAAAGTTGGTGATATTGCTAGCGTTGAGGAGGAAGTGTTGTGCGGCGAGAGGCTCAACATGAAATAACTCCACAATTCTCAGCTTTCCCTTCTGAGAAAGACTGTTGTATACATTGCTTCCGCTGACAACGTCCTTAAGGTCAGAATATATGTCGTAATCTTGCTGTCCTGCAACAATATCGAAATATCCGAATATTGCATTCTCAGACCCACCAACGAAAGCATTGGTCGCATAGGGCTCTGCCATTCTCAAGAGATACTCGAGAGATCGCTGTGTATATCTGTTCGTGATGTTGACAGATCCCGTGGCGGCGCCCAAGACGTTGGTCAACTCTGAAATTATCTTGGTCTCATGAAGAAGTCGAGAATATTCACAAACTGACTCTTCGAAGCATGCCCATATTTCCTTCTTTGTCAGCTCCACAGAGAGAACATCATCGCCGAGTTTTCTCTTGACATAAGTGACCATGGCGTCTGCTTCTGACTGAAAGTCAGCATCCGAATCGAAAAATCCGAAAGGAGTCGGAGAGATTGTGTTTGAAAAAGTTGCCATACATCACACCTAGCTTAGAACGATAAGTATGCGATCATCTAAGTTTTGTTTTCGGCCGCCATGAGATTTTATGGCACTTTCCTGGCGTTCGGCTCTCACTCTCGTGCATCAATCACGTCTTGGCTCGTTGTCTTATAAAAATCTTCACTTTGAGAACTTCTCTTTAAGAGAAGTTTCTTGAAAAGATCTTTTTAAGAATGCGTCTCTAAGAGAGCCTGGTGTCGGCGGCGGGATCACGGGCTGAGAAGCTACCTGATCGCTCTCAAAAGCCCGTGAAGATTCCTCAACTTTTTGCGTAGGCTTCTGTTCAAATTTTATCGCAGATACAGCAGGTGTAGAAGGCTTCGAAGAAATTATCGAAGATGCTGTAACTGTAATCTCGGGTTTTGATTGGCGACGAGAGACCTGTATGGCTTCGGCGACAACAGAAAGAGTTTTCTTAAAGTTTATCTGGAACTGTAGGGGCGCAAAGTATCTGTTGTCGACGAGTACTTCTACTCTTGCCTTGTATGTTCCCTCAGAAATTTTCTTGTCCATACGCGGCAATGTGAACTGAACGACTTCGTCTTCTCCCGTTCCATAACCATTGAACATATAGGCAAAATCTTCGTTTTCACAGACAAGTCTCACTTTTGCGGGAGACATGGCTGTTCCTTCCATTTTAATCTTAAAAGTAAGATCGTTCGATTCCTCGAGATCCAGTTCTACAGTTTCTGTCAAGGGTTCCATCGCAGATACATATCTCTCACTTTATCCTGTTGACTGAGATCTTTATGTCGTCGTAAATAGATCTCACTTTAACAGTAACTTTCCTGACAGCTCTCACAGCTATCTGTGAGGCATCAGTTAGCTTCACTTTTACAGAACCTTGCAGTGGTCGAGAAATTTCTTTGTCATTGACCCTGATGAGCTTCGCCCAGACGACAACCTCTTGTATCTCTCTAAGCGCTCTTTTGGCACCAGATTGTCCCAGCTCAATAAATCTGAGAACAGCATCGCCAATAAAAGACATGAGACTGAACCCCTGGGCGACGATGTTTTGATTTCTTCCGAAACCTCTCGTGACCATCGTCATTCCTCGACTTCTACCAGGCGTAAAACCACCACCTGGTTGACCTTGAACTCTACCTGGGGATCCGACTGGTATTCTTGCCAAGTTATACCTTCAATCTTTCAAATACGGCGTCGATCGATGGATTTCCTGCATCGTCAAGCAAATTAAATCTGACGACTTCTGTTACGTTGTCATCTTTGTAGAAGATCATCTGGTTGTTGATAATTTTCCATCTGCCAAACTGAACATCGTAGATGCCCTGTATCCGCTCGTCCATTGCAGCGACCATGTCGTAGAGATCGTCTAGCTTTGCAATGACATTCAAGTCCTCTGACGCATAAGAAGTCGTAGCAAAAAAAGTTCCTGTGTCCCAAACGACTTGTCCAATAAAATCGTTAGAAAGGGTTATTAGGGCGGCGTATATGCCAGGAGCTGTTTGATAAACTCCGACTGTCGTTCTAGCTGTGGCTACACTTCCTGCTTGATCAAGAATCTTGTAGCCAACTCCGTTGACACCAATCGCATCGGCCTTCAATTTACCGAAATTAACACTTAAAAGCTTTTGAGGCATCGTTAAATTATAAGCAATTAAAATACAGGTTGCAAATAAAATTGTCGTGTATGAATTACAGTCCATACACGACAGTCAAATCAAAGACACATCAGAAAGTCTGCTGATCTACGGGAGCCGGTGGAGATTCCTGCTTTGGAGGTTGGAAGACCGAGATAGCTTCTGCGACGAGCGCAGCCTGCTCGAGCGAGAATGCGCCGCGAGCTTGAGCGAGTCGAGCTGCCTCGACGAGTACGTTAAGTGCTTTGTTCTGCTTCTCTACCAATTCGTTATCCATGTTTGTCCATCCTGTTCGGTATACGTCGATATTCTATAGTCATCTCAGTCGTCTTGTAAATGCATAATTTAAATTTGTAAAGAACGTAGAGCTATCCTGATATTTAAATTTTTAAAGAAAGCTGACATTTAATGACGATCCAGATAGGAAGAAAACTCAGTCCACCGAGAGGATATTCTTTGTTGCTCGACGCATCGATACCTGAAAGCTACTCGGGAAGCTCAACGTGGTCTGACCTGTCGAACCAATCAAACAATCTATCTCTTGCTAATTCTCCCACATTTTCTCGCACAAGTTTCGGTGGAGGACAGCTATCGTTCAATGGAGCAAATCAGTACGGTTCACTATCAGAAATTGGGCTAGGTGGTAGTTTCACAATATCTGCCTGGGTAAAGAAAAGCGACACTTCTAGCACAGGATGGATAGTAGGTAGCGGATGGGTGGCTACGACAGACAGCGCGGGCCTTGGAGTCGGATTTGGAATACAAGGATCGACGCTTACGCTCACGACTTGGGGGAATCCTGGATACATAACGTGGAATGGAATAGAAGCAAACAAGTGGTATCACTTGTGTGCAGTTCAAAATGCAGGCCCAGATTATCACCCAGGTCCATGGGTTGCAAAGGTATTTGTGAATGGGTCCCAAGTGACATCGGGAGGATTTTACAACTATAACTATTACACGACAGGTGGCGCAGCGACGTCTTATATCGGTAGAAATTCACACAGTTCGATAGACTCTTACAACTATTTCGGAGGAGCTATGGGTCAGATACTGATATACAACTCTCAAGCCCTTTCTAATGCTCAAGTCGTTGAGATATTTGGTCAGACTCGCGGAAGATACGGAATATAATCTCTACTTTTTATTATCAAGAATTAAACTGAAAATATCAGTTTATAATTACTGTAGATGTTTTCTCGCGTCTCTCTCAGCGGTTGCGGATGGAAGGTATTCTGGTACTACGGAGTGGTACAGAAGCTGGCAGAGCACCGCCTCATTGATCTGGAGAAAGTGGAGTGGATAACGGCGTCGGGTGGCGGCGGTGCTGCAATTCACTTTTTATCGGGATACGATGGCTACGAGGGATTTAAGCGTGCGATTAGGATCGCCAACCTCGTGAAGGCGGACAGAGCCCACAGGACTGTGACGGTGGCTGTGGATCAAATGGAGAAGGAAGCTCCAGATGACATTCACACGACGGGAAGACTTGTCATCTGCTATACGAAAGTATCTCTGTGGCCCTTCTACATGAGATATGAAATGATGGATGAGTTCCTCACGAAGAAGGACATGTTCGATGCATTGAGGGCGAGCACTTCGATACCCGTGCTCAACGATGTTCTACGATTTAAAAACAGACACTTGCACGTGGACGCAGGACTCCTGTGCAATCAGCCCGCGAGACACCACAATACTTTACGAATATCTGCTTGGCCGCTTTCTTTCGGGTCCGACATTAAACCACAGCCCAGCGCGTTGTTTGAAAATTACACAATATCTGTTCCTCCAGAAGAGGTGGCTGAAAAGATGTTCAATGAAGGACTCAAAGACGGAGAAAAGTTCTGTCTAAAATACAAGAAAACTAGAGAAGCCGCTTCAAGATAGCGCAACTTGCTTCCAGCTTCCGTTGTAGATATAAAATCTGTTGTTGGAAGAATCGTAATACATTGGCACTCTTCCCGAGATTGTCGACGGAACGGCTGTTGGCGGTCCAGCGGCAGCGGGTATGTAGAAAAATCCGCTTGTCATTCCTGTTGAACCCTCAGACGCATAGGTGTTTCCGTTCGAATTCACAGAGAACAAAGACGTACCGCTTGAGTTCTGTATAGAAAGATGGTCTCCCGTAGCAACAGGAGAGCCTGATTTATAGACTATTCCCTGGTCTGTTGAAGTCGAGGAGCCAGTGACGTAAAGTCTGGCAGTGTTTGCAATGAATCCTAGGCTACCTCCGGCAAGTATGTTTCCGCCGGAGTCGATTGTAAGACGAACAGTGGCTCCATCACCACCGTAGAAGCTATGCTGTAACGAAGTATAAGTGTTCGTGGCAACACCGAAAGCGTTCGGCGATCCTATTTTAATTCCGTGAGAAGATCCACCGTAGCTACTTGAAACATGAAGAGTTGCCTGCGGATTGTTCGTTCCAATTCCGACTCTTCCTCCTATAGTCCCAAGGGTACCTGTCACGAAGAGGAGAGAAGATCCTGAAGAATTCTGCACATCCAGGAGACCCGCAGCATCGGCAGGGGAGGAAACTCCTCCCTTTATAGTCACAACAGGGGTAGCCGCTGAAGACGAACCAGACACAATTAGCACGGATGTAGACGAAGTCGTGCCTATTGAGGTTGTCCCCAACAAGAAAGTGGCTGCTTTGACCTGAAGCGTGTCTTCTCCTGTATTATCGCCTAAAAAGCTCGAGCCCGACGTGACCAGACTTCCTGAAACTACCATGGTTCCAGCAAAAACTGCTCTCGCCGAGCTCGAGCCCGAGACGAAAAACGTGGTATCGGAGCCGGGTATCTGTGGATTTTGAAAGACAATACTTCCAGATATACCGATCACGGAATTGCTTCCGTATCCAGAAATATTACTTGTTATTATCGGCACAGATTACCCAGCTCCTTTTACCTGATTATACGTTCTTTAGACGCTTGGTTTAGGACCACTGGAGAAGTTTCCAATTTCCTCATCAAGCTCTGGGACTGCCTCAAGCATGAACTTGTAGCGCTTACCCGTCTTGTTGAAGCGGATCGTAAGGAAGTCCTCTTCTTCGATTAAGGTATAGTCACCGCGTTCGTTCTTGAGATGCAAGTCACCGGTGTAGATGTTTGCCCATCTGTTCGTTGATGAACCTAGCGAGTAAGTTACATCCGCGGACGGAAGGATGTTCGAGTTAACCTTCGATGTGAATGTAACAGTGTCTGTGTTTGCGTTACCGAGGGTAACGTTACCATCAACTGTGAGATCATTATTAATCGAAGTCGTACCTGTTGTGGCGCCGATCTCAACGGCCGTGGCTGCACCACCGATGTTGAGAGTCGTGACTGTGCTGTTGAGAAGGTTGAAGGTCGTCGCGGACGACGTAACATCTCCTCCGTTAACTGCAACATCACCAGCGAAGGTGGTTGTGACGCCCGAGCCTGCGAAGGTCGTTGTGCCATTGACTGTGACTGTATCGCCAGATGCGTCACCGAGGGTGACGTTACCGTTGAATCCGGCCGAGCCAGTGACTCCAAGGATTCCTCCGACCTGTGAGTTTCCTGCAAAGGTCGTCGTGACTGAAGCACCAGCAAAGGTCGTGGTACCGTTGACTGTCACTGTATCAGCAGCTGCATCACCGAGAGTTGTGTTACCATTGACCGTCGCGTTACCGACGAAGGTTGTTGTAACAGCAGCTCCTGCAAATGTTGTTGTACCGTTGACCGTGACCGTATCAGCAGCTGCGTCACCGAGGGTGACGTTGCCATTGAATCCAGCTGAGCCGGTGACGCCTAGAGCACCGCCGACTTGTGAGTTACCTGCGAAGGTGGTTGTAACACCTGCGCCTGCGAAGGTTGTCGTACCGTTGACTGTCACTGTATCGGCTGAAGCGTCGCCAACTGTAACGTTACCGTTGAGGGTAGCAGCACCTGTAACAGTGAGGCCGCCACCAACAGTTGAGTTACCCGAGGTGCTGAGGGTGAAGAACGATCCTGTCACGCCTGTGAGCGTGTCGGTCGTCTTGTTGTAGGTGAGTCCAGCATCACCACCGAATGCAGTACCTCCGTCGTTGAACTGGATTTGGGTATCGACACCGGCGACGAGAGAGCCTGCATTCATTGAGGCTGCAATCGTAACCGATCCGTTCGATCCTGTTGTGATGGTAACGTTGTTACCTGCGACGAAGGCAGAGGAACCGTCTGTGAGCTTGGTGAGAGAACCGCTGAGGCCTGCGTTAAACTTCACGGCGCCTGTGAATGTTGTTCCGCTGACTGTTGCAACAATGCTGTCGTTAATTCCAAGTGTAACGTTTCCTGAGCTTCCACCACCGGTGAGACCTGTTCCAGCTGTGACGTCTGTTATGTCTGCCTGTGTGCTGATTGTGACAGCTCCGTTAGATCCTGTTGCGATCGAGATGTTGTTACCTGCAATGAGGTAAGATGAACCATCCGAAAGCTTGGTGAGAGAACCGCTGAGTCCCTGGTTAAAGGTTGCTCTGCCGTTGACTGTGACCGTATCAGCAGCTGCGTCACCGAGGGTGACGTTGCCATTGAAGGAAGCTGAGCCTGTAACACCTAGTATGCCGCCAACCTGTGAGTTTCCAGCGAAGGTGGTTGTTACGCTTGCTCCTGCAAAGGTTGTCGTGCCGTTGACTGTGACCGTATCAGCAGCTGCGTCACCGAGGGTGACGTTGCCATTGAATCCAGCTGAGCCGGTGACGCCAAGAGCACCACCAACCTGCGAGATGCCGCTAACAGTTGTGTTGCCAGCGAACGTTGTTGTCACCGAAGCGCCAGCAAATGTCGTTGTACCATTAACTGTCACTGTATCGGCTGAAGCGTCGCCGAGAGTAACACTACCGTTGAAGCCAGCTGATCCTGTAACTCCGAGAGCTCCACCAACCTGTGAGTTTCCTGCAAAGGTCGTTGTAACAGAAGCACCAGCAAAGGTAGTTGTACCATTAACTGTCACTGTATCAGCAGCTGCATCTCCAAGAGTCGTGTTACCATCGACTGTAAGAGAGTTGTTGATTGACGTAGTGCCAGTTGCAGCTCCAATCTCAACGGCCGTGGCCGCACCACCGAGGTTGAGAGTTGTAACAGTGCTGTTGAGAAGGTTGAATGTCGTCGCGGACGACGTAACATCTCCGCCGTTAACAGCCACGTCACCAGCGAAGGTGGTTGTGACACCTGAGCCTGCGAAGGTTGTCGTACCGTTGACTGTGACTGTGTCACCGGATGCGTCACCGAGGGTGACGTTACCGTTGAATCCAGCTGAGCCTGTAACACCAAGGGCTCCACCAACTTGCGAGTTTCCTGCAAAGGTGGTTGTCACCGAAGCGCCAGCGAAGGTCGTCGTGCCGTTGACTGTCACTGTATCAGCAGATGCATCACCGACTGTAACGTTTCCGTTCAATGTAGAAGCACCTGTAACGGTAAGGCCGCCGCCAACAGTTGAGTTACCCGAAGTGCTGAGGCTAAAGAACGATCCTGTCACACCCGTGAGGGTGTCGGTCGTCTTGTTGTAGGTGAGACCTGAATCTCCGCCGAACGAACCAGCATCGTTGAACTGTAGCTGTGTGTCTGAACCGCCAACGAGAGAACCGGCGTTCATTGAGGCTGCAATCGTAACTGCGCCCGAAGATCCAGTTGTGATCGTAACGTTTGCTCCTGCAATGAATGCGCTTGTTCCGTCAGTCAACTTGGTGTGAGAACCGCTGAGGCCAGTGTTCGAAACGAGGAACACAGAAGATCCTGCACTGTTCTGAACATCGACGAGAGCACCTGTCTGACCTGCAACACCCGCCTTGACTAGGAGGACCTTGTCAGACGATGTCGAAGAACCAGAAACAAGTACCTTTGTCGTGTCTATTGCAGTTGTACCGACTGCGAGGCGTGATCCCGAAACAACGAGCGTGTTAGCTCCGGAAGTACCTGCAACAACTCTGTTGTCGGACAAGACTTCAAGAATCGGAAGACCTGAAGAATTGTTGACAGAGAGTAGTGAACCAGACATGCTGTCAGTAACAGAGAAGAGAGATCCAGAAGATCCAACAACTTCGAGTTTACCGCTTGGCTGTGTGGTTCCAATTCCAAGGCTGCCGCTGGTGTTGTTCCAGAAGAGCCCATTGCTTCCGCTGAGGACGCCGCCTGTTCCTGCAAGAACAACCTGTCCTGCTGAAACATTGCTGCTCGTTATAGATCCGCTGATGTTTGCAACCTTGAGAAGGTTCGAGGCCTTCGTGAAGGTGAAGTTTGCATTTCCACCAAAGACGCTGCCGTCATTGAACTGGACCTGTGTATCAGCGCCTCCGGCGTTTGCTGTAACTGTGATCGCACCGTTAGAGCCTGTGGTGACTGACATGTTAGTTCCAGCGATGATGTAGCTGGTTCCGTCGGTGAGCTTGGTGTGTGAACCGCTGAGACCCGAGTTGACCTTTACTGCACCTGTGAAAGTAGCTCCGCTGACAGTTGCAACGACAGAGTCATTGATTGCAAGTGTGAGGCTTCCTGAGCTTCCACCACCGGTGAGACCTGTTCCTGCAGTAACGTCTGTTATGTCTGCCGTTGTGCTGATTGTGACAGCTCCATTGGAACCGGTTGCGATGGAGATATTGCTACCTGCGATGAGATAGCTGGTTCCGTCAGAGAGCTTCGTGAGAGAACCGCTGATTCCCTGGTTGAAGGTTGCTCTACCGTTGACTGTGACTGTATCGGCAGCTGCGTCACCGAGAGTGACGTTACCGTTGAAAGCAGCTGATCCGGTGACACCGAGGACGCCACCGACTTGTGCATTACCTGCGAAGGTGGTTGTAACAGCAGCTCCTGCAAATGTTGTTGTACCGTTGACTGTGACTGTATCGGCAGCTGCGTCACCGAGGGTAGTGTTACCATTGACCGCTGCATTACCTGCAAATGTCGTTGTAACCGATGTGCCTGCGAACGTTGTTGTACCGTTAACCGTAACTGTGTCAGCGGATGCATCACCAACCGTAACGTTACCGTTGAGGGTGGATGCTCCGGTAACGGTAAGACCACCTCCGACGGTTGAGTTACCCGAAGTGCTGAGGGTGAAGAACGATCCTGTCACACCCGTGAGGGTGTCGGTCGTCTTGTTGTAGGTGAGTCCAGCGTCACCACCGAATGCGCTACCTCCGTCGTTGAACTGGATTTGAGTGTCTGTTCCAGCGACGAGTGTGGATGCGTTCATCGTACCGGCGATGGTGATCGATCCATTCGATCCCGTAGTTACGACGATGTTCGATCCTGCCACGAGGTAGCTTGTTCCGTCAGTCAACTTAGTGAGAGAACCACTGAGGCCGCCGGTTGCCGTAAGAGCTCCGACAGACTGAAGTGTTCCTTGAACAACAGTGTTGCCCGTTGAAGACGCAACAGTAAACTTGCTCGTTCCTGATGAGTCACGAACCGTGATACCAGAAGAAGCAGCATCAAACTGAGCAACACCAGAAGTGTTCTTCAGTAAAAGACTGCCTGATCCAACGACAGATCCGCCAAACACTGCGTAATCAGTGCTAGACGAACCTGAGACGAAAAATGTGGCATCGCCTGGAAGCGACGGGAACAGGTTGTCCGGTCTGTTCGCGAATATTACTGAGCCAGTCAATCCAACTTTAGAATTAGATTGAATACTACCTGATATATTACTTAATACTAACGCCATGATGCATTTCTCCTAGGAAAGAGGCTGACGTTAATTATTAACAAGACAAAGAGTTAACGATATTTTATCGACGATCTTGAGAATTTGGCTTAGGACCTGTTGAAAATTTCCCTACTTCCTCATCTAGCTCTGGCAGGGGTGTCATATTTATTTTGTAGCGTTTCCCCGTCTTGTTATTTCTCACAGTGAGACAGTCGTCCTCTTCGATGATCGTCCAGTCTCCTCTCTCGTTCCTCAAGTGCAAGTCACCTGTGTAGATATTTGCCCATCTATTTGTGACGGATCCAAGAGAGTAAGAGACGTCGGCTCCTGGTAAAAGAGACCCAGCGACGGAGACTGATCCATTGACAGAAAGTCTATCAGCAGTGGCTGCAGTTCCTATTCCAACATTTCCGCTTCCGGAAACGAATAGCAAACTTTCTCCGACACTGTTTTGTACATCTAAAACAGGAGCCTCTTGAGATGATATACCAGATTTTATAGAAAGTGTGGCCTGATTTATGCTAGCAGAGCCAGAGACAAAAAGTCTTGCTGTAAATGAAGTGGATCCTATTCCAACTCCAGACCCATTGTCATAAACTCCGCTGTCACCTAGAGAATTTGGAGATGTATACTTTGACAAATAATTCGTAGTACCAGCCCCGAATAACGTGCCAGATTCAGAAGCAGAAGATATTGTGACTGCACCTGTAGATCCAGTCGTAATGGTGATGTTGCTTCCAGCTACGAGGTAGGGAGATCCATCTGATAGCTTGGTTAGAGAACCCGAAAATGCAGTCGCATAAACGTTGTTCCATTTCTTAGAGAGAGATCCAAAGTCGTAAGACGAGTCAATACCGGGTGTCAAGGATCCCGTTATCGAGGCCGACCCTGTTATCGTCGTTATTCCAACTAAGCTTGGTGAATCTATTCTCATTTCATAATTTGGAGATAATGTACACCACGCGAAAGACGAATAAACGTGACAAACATTAGTTTTAGGGATCCTTAAGTAATTCTACTATGGTCCCTGTGTCTGTTATTTATAAATTGCAGAAAATTTATGAAAGAGAATTTACAATTTGTGTGAGTGAAGAGATGTCTTCCGCATCGTCAATTTGAATTTGCAACGTCGCATATCGCTCCCTAATTTCTTGACGCGCATTTTCAGCCTGAGAAAAAGCAGGACCAGGTATCTGCTTTGAAATTATTTCATCGTAAGGAGAGAATTCCGCAGCCCTCGAGGTGCGTCTTTTATTGTGAGCTATTTCCTTTGCCTTATCAATATTAATTTTTATCATGAATTATTCTCAAAATCAGATGAACTGCCTCCGATGCCATCGGTCAATATCCCGGGATCTATTTCCCACGCAGATCTAAAAGTTCTGTCTTCAGGAACGTCTGAAGCATCTATGATCTTGAAAGGTTTGCCAGCTGGTACGTCTTTTAAAGCGATGTTGATTATCCCGCAAGTGGAAAGAGCCTCGGGAGACGGCACTATAATAGCAACGCCGCCGTCTTCAGTCTGATAGACTATCCTTGGACTCATGCCATCTCCTGAATCAAATCTTACCTAAAAATTGTAGCATTAACATTTGAAGCATCAGCAGCGGTAAATCCGCTGGTTAATGTTGATACTCTAAATAGGCTAGACGTTCTGGGAGTGACATCATCTCTAGATTTTATAATATCGACACCGTTTGTACCACCAACAGAAAGAGATACAGTGTAGTTTTCGTCAGGCATGGGAGAAGAGAAATTCACCGTGTAATCTCCCGTTCCGTTGTCTGTTATGCTAGAAACATTCTGACTGGCTCTTATGGATACTGTTCCTGTCCCATTGAAGTTCACCCAAGCTCGAGCTCCATAATATGGGGCAGAGCCTGAAGTAGTTGTAATGCTTCCAAGGGTTGTGGCTCCTGATCCCCCAGCAACGGGTCCCCCTACTGCTATGTATCCCGATGTAGGAAGAGAGAACGTGATATTCGCCTGAGTCGAAGACGTAGCAGTAGCAGACTTAGGAATCATCTTGCTATAAGACGTATCGAACACCTCGATATCATAGAGGCTTATTCCAATCGCATGATTCACAGTGACAGAAGTGGCATCCGTGAAAGACGCAGTTGCATAACTTATGGCACCAAGAGATATCGTGACAGAACCATTTGATCCTGTGACTACGACTATTCCGTCCCCAGCCTTAATATATGAAGTACCATCTACGAGCCTCGTAAGAGATCCAGAAATACCAGCGGTGTGCTTGGTGACGCCCGTAAATGTTGTTCCACTCACCATCGCAACAACAGAATCGCTTACGTCAAGTGTAATGTTTCCTGTAATTCCTCCGCCAAGAAGACCAGTACCCGCATTTACGGCAGTGATGTCTCCAACAGTTCCATCGTTTGTGATAACAACTGATCCATTCGATCCTGTCGAAATCGTGATGCCTGGTCCTGCAACAAGGTAGGAAGATCCATCAGTAAGCCTTGTTAAAGATCCGCTGAATCCTGTAGCGGCAACAACGTAAGTTCCCGTAACTGCCTGTGTATTCTTGTTGTAAGAAAGACCAGAACTAGCCCCGAATTCTCCTCCATCATTGAACTGGATTTGTGTGTTTGTTCCTGCAATGACTGCAGCTCCGTTCATAGAAGAAGAAATGGTAACAGATCCGTTCGATCCCGTGGTTATTGCGATATTGTTTCCTGCAACAAGGTAGGATTTCCCGTCTGACAATCTCGTCAAAGAGCCGCTAAAACCTGACGTCGCAAGAACAGTATGCGATGTCACGCTTGACGAGAAGTGAGCAAAGGAAGCAGAGACTATTCCAAGGTGGTCTATTGAAGAAATAGTTGCTCCCGAGCTATTCCTTACATCAAAGATTTTTGCCGTAGGAGAAGAGAGACCCGCCTGAACAACAAAAACAGGAGAAGCTGCGGCAGAAGTTCCAACAGTATGAAATCTTCCTGAAGGATGTGATGTACCAATTCCGACTTGAGAGCCTGTTACCGTTAGTGTGCTTGAATTGTATCCTCCTCCGAGGTTTACCTTAAAGTCTGAAAACACCTCAAATATGGGAACGCCACTAACAGCGCTTATAGAAAAGAGAGAACCACTTAAATTATCATCGACAGAGAAGAGAGATCCTGAGACTCCAAACACCTCAAGCGGCATATTTGGCGAACTTGTTCCAATGCCAAGTCTATTGTTAACATTGTCCCAGTATAGACGAGAATTGGATCCTGTTAAAAGACCTCCGGGACCTGAAAAAACTATAGATCCCAGCGTAAGACCGGACCCTGTCAAAGAACCGCTTATGTTGTATGCATAAATATTCCGCCAATTATTTGAGGAAGATCCTAGGTCGTAATTATTAGAAATTGCAGGAATTAAGTTTCCATGAAACTCAGAATTACCATACACAGTTAAGTCATTTGAAAAAACATTCCAGCGCTTAGCAGAAGATCCCAAGCTGTGTAATAAATCATTTCCCGGGAGAAGAGAGCCTGTAATTGAAGTAGAACCTGACACGGTAAATTTGTCAGTTCCCGATACCGTTCCTATTCCAACGGTGTTGCCGTCATCGTATATGATGCTATCAGTAAGAGTATTTGTATCCTGCCATCTTGAGACGTAATTGGGAGTTCCGAATCCATCGACGAGGCTTCCTCCGTTTGTACCGCCTACTGCGTCTATTACTATGGTTCCGTTAGATCCCGTCGTGACAATGACATTAGATCCGCCAACGATGTAAGGATCTCCAGAGACAAGTCTCGTCAAAGATCCGCTGAGGCCGGCGTTAAATGTAACAACACCCGTGAATGTTGTTCCACTAACAGTCGCAACCACAGAATTGTCAACATATAGGGTTCTATTTGAGCTTAGGTCGCCGCCGCCGAGGAGACCGCTACCAGCAGATAAAGTTGTTGACTTTAGAGCTCTATCGTTCAAGCTAGAACTAAGGCCAGTTACTTGAGATTCAGAAATTTGAATTGAAGTCGCGGTGACTCCAGTAATTCTTCCTTGAGCATCTGAGGTAAATACAGGAACTTGAGACGCACTACCGTATGTGCCAGCAGAACCAGTATTGTTGAGTGCAATTGTAATTCGACCTGTTGAGCCTGTTGTAACATTGATCCCAGCGCCACCGACGATATATGAAGTTCCATCAGTCAGACGTGTAAGAGAACCGCTAAGGCCTGTATTAAATTTAATTGCACCCGTAAATGTTGTGCCGCTTACCATTGCAACGACAGAATCGTTTACTGCTAGAGTGACTGATCCACTCAAGCCACCGCCTAGAAGACCGGATCCTGGTGAAATTCCTGATATTGTTCCGCTATTTACAGTAGATAAAATAATCGAGCCATTTGAGCCTGTGACAACAGACATGTTGCCTCCGGCGACTAAGAAAGAGGAACCGTCTGAGAGCCTGGTTAGAGAACCGCTTATGTTTGTGGCGACTAGAGCTCTTCTGTCTCTGGCGAATTTTAAATCTGACGACGCAGAAAGAAAACCAAGATAATTGTACTGTATCTCAGTATCATAGCCTGCAGCAGAAAGTTGACTTCTGGGGTTGAAAAGTCCTAGAGAATCTCTGAAGCTAAACGCTCCGTCTACATACCTGATGCCACCAGCTATTGTAGGATTATCACCGGATGTTCTATTTTCGAGGACTATGCCCTCTTCATCGGCCTCACCCGGTCTTCTATCTGGTGTCCTAGCCATTGTTTATTTCTTCTGCTTCTTTGTCTTTATTTTAGATGACTGTTCTTCTATTTTTTCTACAGCCTTCTCTTCTTGCGATTCTATTTCGACTTTTTCAGCTTGCGGAAGTGCATCTTCAGTGAGTCTTCTTAATTTAATCGAAGGGCCAGGTCTTGTTCCCACTGCTCGTCCTTGTGATTCTTCTGCTTGTGCGGTCTCTCCCGATGATTGATTTTCTTCAGCTAGATTTCTTTCGAGAGCTCTTTTAAGAAGCTGCTGTCTGTTAATCTCTTCATCTCTGTATTTTTTAGCAATTGAAACAGCCTGCTGAAAAGCATTTATTTTTCCAGCCTGCGCCTGTTTGCTGTTTTCAGCAATATTTGCAAGGTTAACGATGTTATTTCTGGCTCGTTCGAGGTAAGACTTTATGGTCTTTGATACTTCGAGATCTGTCTCTTTTTCATCAAGATCTTTGCTGACAACTTTAACAAGATTTTCAATTGAAACTGCAGCATTTCTTAGTGCATTAACAGCTCCCTCTTCTCTATAGAGGTCTTTAGTTGCACTTTCAAGAGCATCGTCGAGACGATTTCCTAGCTCATTGACTGCAGTTAGTTTTGCTTCAGACTTTAGTAGACTCATAACGCTCCTGCGAGATTTTCAACATTATACAATTATCTCACAGGAGCGTTAATTTATCTACTTTATGTTATGCTCTGACATAAGGAACGACACAGATGACATCGCCCGTCTTGAGTGGGAACTCAAACTTGAGTGATGTGCTGCTTGTACCAGCGTAGTAGTCGTTACCAGAACCCGGGTAGAGTAGCTGACCGTTGAGATAAACGTCGTAATCTTCGCCAAAAGTTCCAGCATCCATGTAAGGCAGAGCTACGTCGATGTTTGTGTCTGCAAGAGAAACGTTTGTATCAGCAGATACGTCGTTCTGAAGGACTGAGTACACCTTGGGACGACGCTTTGCCTGATAGATTCCTTGAATAAGAGAAACTTCTCCACCAAATGCTGTCTCAAACTCATCCCATTCGCCCGAAGCATCTGTCAGCTTGATTCCGGAAGCTCCCCAGGTTGATCCTGCCTTGTTACCGTCGCTGAGGAGGAGCTCTCCTGCACCGATAACTGTGAGATCGTCTGTTCCCGTGGTCTCAATGACGCCAGCTGTGACACCCACGTCGATCTCAGTTCCTGCCGTATCAAACTTAACTCCTTCAGAGAAGTCAACATCAACGGCATTGACATCGAGGTAGTCGACGTCCGAAGAGATAGAAATGGTAGTATCGCTGCTGCTGCTGCCTTCGTCGATCTTGAAGACCGTGGCGTTATTGTTGTCTCTGATTTCCCAGTAGAAACCGGAGCCAATATCAAGAACAGCATTGCTTGCGACCTCAACAGGCGAAGATCCTTGGTTGTCATAGGCATTCTGACGTGTCGTCGCGCTGGTCGAAGGGACGTCGATTTCTGCTCCGCGGAGGAAGTCCTGCTCGTTGAGGTCACCAAGCGCCTTTCTAACTGTCGAGACATAGTTGATTGCTTTGTTTTGAACAGCGGCGGCGGGAGCAGCTATAAGATCGTTACCAGCAACCGGGTCGACATAGACGAAAGAGATCTGAGCCCTGTGGTTGACGTCGTCGAGGGTGTGGCCATTTGTGCCGTCTTCAGTCTGAAGAAGACCGTAAATTATGTTGTTCTCGTAGAGAAGTGGATCTCTGTTCGATCCAGTGACGATCAACATGAGGTTCTTTGGACTGATAGCCGTGGCGCCCTGCACTTCGGCGAGAGAGTGAGTATCGAATGTTCCTGGGTGTTGAACAGCTACAGAACCGGTAAATTCTGTGGCTCCGAGGGCGACAACCTTTCCAATGCCAGCGGGGTTTGGTGCCTGGGTGGCTGTGTTAAGAACGACCCAGTTCTGCGAGCTTGGGACCGTGATGTCAACTACACTCACATAGCTAGTGAGAACTCTCTTGCGCTCGAGACCGTGAAGGTCGTTGTTGAGTGCGTCAATACCGCGCTGTCTTCCATTTTCGAAAGAAGACGGCGTGTAAATGTTGTCATACCAATTGTCAGAGGGCATTGTGTCGCCATCTCTGTTGAGCATGTTTTGTATCTGAGAGCGAAGGTTGTTTAAGTCTTCCTCGAGTGAAGACGCTGACTCCCACAAAACGTCTGGTTCGATCTGATCGTCATAGACGTCAGAGTTTTTAATCTGAATTCCTTGCCTAATAAAAGTACGTGCCATGGCTTTCTCCTAAAATCGCAGTCGTCAGCGATTCGAGCTAATTATTAATTAGCAAGCAAGTTTGCACATGATTTTAGAAAGGATATGTTGCTAACAGGTTGGAACCGACCTTAGGAATGTAATTCATTGTGACAATCTTGCCAGAAAGCGTGTAGTCGCCTATGGCGCTCTGTCGCTGAAGAACTCCGTCTACATACAGCATTAAAGATTCAGGTGGATTAGGAATCTCTGAGAGTTCAAATGTGTAATTGACCCCATTTGTCAGCCCAGAAGGTGTATCCATCCACTTGGTCGTGGTGGGCAAGAAATACAGGTAGGGATATGTTGCAAAAATATTTGAATTGGCTCTAGGGGCATAATTAAAAACAATTTGTTTGTTGGAAATAGTGTAGTCGTCACTGTATCCTTGCTTTTGAAGAACACCGTTGACATATAGGAGAAGAGCCTCGTGAGGCTCAGGTTTTTCTGCTAGATCAAACACCATATTTGCACCAAGAGAAACGTCGCCGTCGGGCACCTCCATCCAGGAAGTCTTTATCAGAACATTTGTACCATAGGTGGTTGGTCCCTCGTTGGCAGCAGCGTCTATTACTTCGTTTGACATCCTTCCGACATAGACAAATGCTCGGGCGAAAGCTGGTATCTTGCTTGCGTTGTAGTCCTGTATGAAAAGAATGCCGTTGTAATAGTCTACATTCCAGTCAATATTGTCGAGAAGCGGTATTTCATCTCCCGCAGATCCTGCATCATCCTTGTATAGAGTTACAATGTATGGATTGGGAGCGTTCTGGGAAAAGAACGGAGGAATTAATTGTGCCTGTCCGAGAGTCTCATGCAGATATTTGAGGTTTTCGAAAACACCATTGCCAGACTTTGTATTGTTAGTAAGCGTCTGATAGTTTGCAGGAAATCTAAACATATACGCGTGGGGCCCTGCAGTCTGAGAAGCCTCACCTGTATCGGAACCTGAGCCACCGCCCGCATTGTTGGCGTCATAAGTTGTTCCTGCGACAGGAACTAGTTCAAATTCAACATATTCTACACTTGGAAACGCGCTTCCAATTCCTTGAACCGTGTAAAGCGTCTGAGATGGAGAGCTAGGTATTCTGTCTCCAAAGATGATGTTAGTGGCAGCCTGGATGTTGGATCCGATGACTTCTTCACCGTCTATCTTTAAGTTAGACGTGTGTGCCTTGCCTAAAAGTTTCTTTTGGGCAAATAGAGTTGCGCTTGTATCGGTTTTACCTGCCATGTCAACTCCAGCTAATGCTTATCCTTTCGAGATAACCTGTCCAGTCTTTGTGAGCTGTAATTCTAACAATGACGCGTTGAGCGCTGGGTGATGCTGTTCCGTTTGCAGTAACTCCGTTGAAAGTACAAGTATTTTGTGCTCCTCCGGCGCCAATAGAAGATATTAAATCTCCGCTTAGGCAACCAGAATCGTCCGACCAATTACCAGATCCGGCACTTGGTCTTGCAAGATCCATGAAGCCGGTCTTTCCAGGTACACATACGTGTACCTGTATGTTCTTATTTGCTCCTAAAGAACCAGCATTGGGTCCATTTTTAGCAACTAGCGTTGCGTCGCCGTATAGAGTCACTTTTATGCTTGGCCGATCATCGGTCGTGTTATTTCTAAAATATCTTAAATAAGTCCGGGTGGAATTGACAAGCGTACTATAATCTACGTTTCCTGAAGGAGATTCAATAGACCCACCTTCTTTGTGATTCCTAAAGTCTCCGCCTTCGCCGCCGTACTTTGGAGCCATCAAAAATCTATCATAAATCAAGAGGCCTGTTGCATGTCCTGGGTTGTTCGTAGGATCATTTATGGAGACAGTGGAATCCCATGCATTTCCGCTTGCAACGACAACAGATTGCGTTGCATACGTAGTGTCAACAATCCTATAGATTTCTCCGGTAAAATAGCATTCAGTACTTTCATTGCTGCTTGCATTGCTGGGGGTCCAAACCAAAAGTTTTGTCGTTGATTGAACAGGTGTCGTAACTGAAGCCTTGAATGGATGCACAAATGTCATTGCTCCACCGCATCCATAAGAAGTTGTTCGAGATCCCGGGAGAGACTTGGAAGGAGTGAAATTTATTGTTCCTACAACTTCCGTGTCTTCATTCTGGCTGTCTGTATTGGTGTTTAATGTTTGCAAACTAGCTGCAGAAGAATTGGTCACCTTGGTGCTGGTGATACCGGTGCCGCTTTGTACTATTTTTGCAGCCGATGCATTCGTTAAAGACGTAAAAGATATTGCAGTGGCGCTACTGGTGTATACGTTTCTGTATATATTAGAAATCTTTGTATGTATGCTCCCAGAGGGAGAATTGAAATACTTGACTCCGCTAACATACGAAAAAGAATCATCTCCGAATATACTGAGAGAATTCTCACTAGAAGACATCGAGGTAGAGTCAACTTCGTTCACCCATTCAACGTAGTTGGTCACTCTGTCGATAGCGTCGACGGAATGAACAACCCTCAGGTAATTCCACCCGTTCTGCTGTTCGGCAGGTACGACTCTGTACCTTCCTGTGCGTTGTATTTCAGAATACCTGGGAACTCCATTGTCAAACATCCCGGGAGACCAGGTGCTAACTGATATAAATCCGGACCCATTACCATTAACGCTTGTACCAGATCCAGCACCAGGAGAACCGACACCAGCATAGCTAGACAAGTCTATTGAATGAACAGTGCTACCATTTACTTCAAGACGTAATACTCCAATATTTCCGTCAGAAAAAGCGTTGTCTACGTAATCTCTACCGGGAGATGCTACAGCTTCATTTAAGTCACCTTCCATCGTAGGAATAGTCGTAAAAATTCCTCTTCGAAGATTGTTACCAGAAGTTGCTACTCCATATACTTCATTTAATCCCGTTGCAGAAAATCCCGCATTTGTATCAGGATTTGTATAACTTGCTATCGACTTAGTCGATCCAAAAGAGAGAACTGCAGACGACCCTATGTTGTCAGAATCAATATTGTATAGATCGGGAACAGGTGTGAGCGTTCCCGTACCAGCTCCAAAAGTCACGGACATCAAGGATACGTTGCCCGTCCAGGTAGCGTCAGCTTCTATTTTTACGACGATATATTCGTTACTGTCAATTGAAAGATTTCCAAGATTCAGGTAATTTATTGCGCTTAAGGAGGAATTGAAAGAAAGTATTCCGTTGCTTGTGTGCAAGCCTGATCCGTCGCCGTAGCTTGCACCAAAGACGTAAGGCAGGGCAACATCCATCCAGCCTGTCTTTCCAGGTATTTTGACGGAAAGCTTAATTCTAGACGCGTTTAAAGACGTAGATGAATCTACTATTGTAGAAGATCCGTTCAACGAGAGCGATAAGTCGTATTGACTTACTCCTGTGCTATTTAAAAACTTTCTATAGAAAGTTCTCGTTCCGGTAATCGTAGAGTAGTTGGGATTCCCAGAGGGACCATGAGACATTCCAAGAAAATTACCGCCATTTACTGTGTTCTTCGGGGACACAAGCAGCTGATTGTAGAATTGCAATCCATCTGAGTAACCAGCTGTAGAAAGCATATGAATGCTTGAATCCCAAGAATTTGCAGAATCTGCAACAGCCGCTTGCGTGTCATAAGAACCTGCCTTGAGTCTGTAATTTTCTGCCCTAAATGTTTCAATTAAATTACTAGAAGTGTTCGTAAGCTTGTAAATAAGAATCTGTGAAACAGAATATCTTCCGCCGTTTACTATTGAAGCCTTTAGTGGATGTGAAACATTGACCCCGACTTCTACGCTTCCATTTAAAAAATAATCAGCGATTAAATTTGACTGAGATGAAACGTTGAGAACTTTTGTATGATTTTCTCCCGCTGATATGTCTATTGTAGACTTTGACTGAGACGGGAACGAATAATATAAGTTGGATGCTGCATTTGACGTATTTGTCGCCGTCAAAGTAACATTGCTAAGGTCGTAAACATATTTGTAATGATTATAAATTTTTACATTGTAACTAAGACTTGCAGCGTTGTAATACTCAACACCAGAAAGCTTGGTGGATCCGTCTCCAGTAAAAGACAGACTGCCACCAGATGCCTGTAAGGTTGAACTATCATCATCGTTGATCCATTCAACGTAATTTGTTTGGTATTGAGTGGCACCTACAACGTGGACTACTCTAGCATAGTTCCAACCTCTTCTCTGGTCTGCTACGCCTATCTGATATTTTCCTGTCCTGTGCTTGAAAGCAGGAAATTCTACTGACGTAGAAAGATAAGCGCTTCCCGCGGAAGACAGATTGATAAATCCTGATCCGTTAGCGTTGAGATGAGTGCCAGTTCCAGCTCCGGGAGAACCGGCTCCTATTCCTGCAGAAGATAAATTTATGCTATGAATCAGAGTGTTGTTGACATAGAGCCTTAACTCTCCCGTGTCTCCATTACCAAATGCCTTAGAAACATAGTTGACAACTCCTGTATTGAAGACGTTTGATGATACGTTATTGTTTAAAATACCGTTGATGATGGTATCTTTCTTGTATATTCCTTTTCTTATATTGTCACCGGATGTAGCTGGTGCGTATGATCCATTTACGTCTACAGCTGAGAATCCTGCAGCTGTATTGCTTGACACATATGAGGGAAGATATCCGCCTCTGTCGTTAGAGGCGCCGAAAGAAAGATATGCAGTTACCCCCGAACTATTCTCACAGTTAGCATTTCTCAAATTTGGGGCGGGAGGAGGTGCAAGAGCAAGAAGAATCTCATTAAATCTATCGATTGGTGTCCCAATGGGTGTAGATGGAGTGAAGTCCTTGAATAATCCGTCTTCATAAGAACCATCTTCTGCTGGGCCTATTACACTGCCGTCAGCGGCTGTGGCTGAGATCGTTATAGCTCCCGTTGCGCCGCCGTCAGTAAGCGTTATTCCTGTTCCTGCAGTTAAAATTCTTGCACTTGCAGGAACGTCGGCGCCTTCGACAGACAGGACAACAAATGGCGTATTGGTAACGTGCTCATCGAGTTGATCGTGAGTTTTTGTACCTATGTTGCCTAATTCTTTGTGGTCATCTATGACTCTATAGGCCGTCATCCATTAATTTCCTGTGTTTAATATACTAACTTTTCTCAAATAGTATGGCAATGAAAGAAAAATGACACCCTGCAAAAAACAGAGGTCATTTTTAAAGACATGACATTTCTAGCTGCTAAGTATCACATACCTGCAATGATTGCCTGAATTGCAACCTTAATTCTCTCTTGAAGCTCTTTTGGAAGAGAAGACAGAAGAACGTAATCTTCTGCAGTAAGAGAAGTTTGAGGTACTCCTCCGCCAATGTAGCTGTTATTGTTAGAAATAATAGCTCTGATTACAAGTGGTGCAGGTCCTTGTGTAGCAGCAAAAACCGGATTATATAAATTTGCCTTGTTATCCATCTTATCCCTTTAGGAGGGTCTTGCCCTCATTGAGAGTCTTATTCACAGTTGCAAGCTGTGCTCTAAGATTCTCTAGCTCGGTTCTTAAAAACTCAGTGGAACCACCTTCTTGCTCTGCCTTGAGGAGTGCTGCCTCATATACACTGATCTTCTCACAAATTATCTCGCGCGTCGCTGACATAAAAAATCTCCTTGATGAAATTATATATCAAAACCAAGCTTTTTGATGGTACCTGTTAAGCCATCCCAGTCTTTAACGGATTGTAAAACAAATTCTCTTTGTTGCTCAATCGTTGTGTTCTGGTTGTTCAAGCGTATTAAAAGCACATTTCGTTTAAGTGCTTCCTCTTCTTCAATTGAATCTCTTAGTTTCGTTGCCTCGAAGTTGTGCCCTTCATGAACTTTTTCAAAGTGCCAAATTCCATCAGATTCAATCCATACTTTTTTATCTTGTGAAACAATATCAACATCAAAGATGATGTCCTGGGTTTTAACAACATGATGTCTTTTAAATCCAAGATATCTAAGAGATTCTGCGAGTTCCCTTTCAGGTTTTGATGAAGATCTTCTACCTGAAGTGAATCTGGATATTACTGACTTCAATAGCTTCGGATTGTCCTCGTACGTCCTCTTGAGAGTCTCTCCTCTTTTCGTGTTTGATTCTTCGGAGAATTCTCTTGATTTCCAACATTTTGGAGAGCAAGTCAGTCTCCCTTTATAGGCACGTTCAGGAGAAAATGAAACATCAAATGATGTTCCACATTTGCAATGTCTAGTCTCTGTGACAATTGTCTTTTCACCAAACCTTTTCAAGTTGGACGATCGAGTTGATTCTCTCATCCTTTCGAGACCTTCAGGAGAATATTTTTCCTCCTTGTGGTTCCACCTGACATGGTTAGCTTTCTGCTGAAAATTATTAAATTCTTGATTGCAAATCTCGCACACTCTCATAAGAGTAATTATACTCAACTTGAGTGGAGGTGACAAAAATTGGTGGAGGTGGGGGGAATCGAACCCGCCGTCCGCCACACGTCTTCAAACGCCATCGTCCACAAGCTTGGGATCCGTTTATCGACCGGATCCTCGTCTAGATGATTTCACGATTCTTTCTCGGGCCGTTGAATCATCACCTCACCCAAGTCCAGGCACCACCCTCCTAGACGATCCACCCTCAACAAGAAGGGTAACTACATTGTTCGGGACATTCTGTTTCTAGGTCGTCCCTACCCATTGCTCAGGCCGCGTGGGCGAGAGCAGCGTAGCCGTTGTCGTTGGCAACTGAACGTCACTTGGGTTTTGGACCGGTCCCTCGTGCACCGGTGCTTGCTGGTGTTCGCTTCTGTGCGCCGTCGAAACCTTTACACCCCCGAATCTTACTTCTTGGAAGTAGCTTCCTCCTTCGTTTTTGGCATACCCTTGAGCACTTCCTCGTTCTGTTGCTCAAGATCCTTAATCTTCTTAGCTTGCATCTCTTCCCATGCCTGGAATGACGATGCAACGTCCTCATCGTGTAATTTACTCAAAGCGATGAGGATTCCTGTTCTAAACTTGTTGAGAAGCTTCTCATCGTCCTCAGGGAAGAGCATCTGGTTCTTGGTGAGAGTCTCAAAAGTGTGGAGAAGTTCGTGTGGATCGAAGGAAATATTCATTCTTCTTTCTCTCCCGATGAGAATCCGACGATCTGAGCAGCAGGGAAGAATCTCTTCCAGGACTTAGACAGCTTCTCAAACTTGAATTCATGCCATTCTTCTCCATCAAACAGAGCAACACAATTGTTAGATACAACAATCTTTGATACTGTCTGTATGATTACGGTTCCCTCATCAAGAAGAGCATCAACAAAATCAGACTCTCCGACATCTTCAAATTCAAGAGAAATAGTTGATCCGTCAGGAGAAGTTACCTTCAAAGGAGAAAGATCAGAAATATCATTGGGTGATACAAAGACGTCAATTGGATCCTCATCATCCTCATCATCCTCATCATCCTCGACATCTACATCATCCTCATCATCCTCATCATCCTCATCATGATCGTGATCATCGTTATCAGTTTCATCCTCGACATCTACATCATCATGATCGAGGTGCTGTGTGATAAAGTCTTGCATTCTCTCTTGAAGAGATGCAATATGATCAACATCAATAAATTCCAACTTAACACCGTCAGAATTGACGTATGCAAAGAGAATGGAATGCAACATTAAAGCGTCAGACTTATCGAGCTTCATTTAAAATCTCCCGTTATAAAAAAGGGGAGGCCAAAGGCCTCCCCGTATTACCACACTCTCAGTACGACTTGTCTGTTGCCTGATAATGCTTCTGAAGAGTACGATAGAGTGTACGTGCCGTTCGACCGTCGAATCGAAGCGTATTGCCTTCCGACGTGTAGATCGAGAGACGCGTCGAATCATTCCGAGGATCGGTGCTAACAGTCACATTAACACTGTCTTCATCGCGGCGGAAAGTCTCCGTGCGAAGATTTCCCTTGCGATCCTCACGGGTACGAATCGATGCGTTCTTGTTCTGAGAAACGGTGTTCTTCTTGCTTGCCATAGTCTAATTTCTCCTGAAGGCATATTAGTGATGCCTCGTTGGATTAATCTTAGACACACGTAGTGGTCATGTTCAAGAAAAAAATTTGTTTACTTCTTAGACGAAGTCGCGGCTGCAAGAACCTTCTTGAGGGCTGCAACAGCCTCTTGCTGTGAGATGCCCTTTTGAGATGCAATCTTCACGACATCTTGAATGAAAGAGGCAAGTGAATCAGCCGTAGTTATCTGATCCATTGTGGAGACTAGCGCCTTATTTTGAACAAGTTTACCTGTAGCCTTCTCCGCCGCGGCGTTTCCTTTGATGTCTTTTCCGACATTTGCAGAGTCCTCTTCTGAAAGTGCAGAAAGTTCTTCTCTTACTAATTTGCGAAGGATAGATTCAGTGATCTTCATGTGTCTTAATTATATGATACACATGAAATTAAAATTCTAGTATTATGGGTATGAACATATTTGTGCTGTCGACAGATCCAGAAGAAGCTGCAAGGATGCAATGTGACAAGCATGTCGTGAAGATGATCCTTGAGTCTGGGCAAATGTTATGTGCAGCCCACGAACCTAATGCCGCACCGTGGAGGCGTACTCACTACAATCATCCTTGTACAGTGTGGGCACGGGCATCGACAGAGAATTACAAGTGGCTGGCGGCGCACGGTCTGACTCTCTGCGATGAATACACGAAGCGGTACGGAAAGGTCCACAAGGCTGAAGAGGTATTGGTGTGGTGTGCAGAGAATATTCCAAAGAATGTTCCTGTCGGTAACCTCACACCATTTGCCATCGCAATTAAAGACATCAAGTACCACAAAGAAGACGCAGTGTCATCCTACAGAGCGTACTACCTAGGAGAGAAAAGCAGATTCGCAAAATGGAAATATAGCACTCCGCCCGAGTGGTGGATTTCAAGGTGAGACTGCAGATTCATGATCATATGTATGATCATGAACGATTCTAAGCGGTGGCGAACACTAATGAAGCGCCTCGCGTACCTTCGAGCTGAGGCATCGGAGGCAGTAGACTCGTTTGAAGAATCTGTCAATGAAATAGAGACAAGGATCGACAACAAGGAGAATTCATCGGTTGTCGATACTAAAGAAGGCGTAGAAGGTAGCAAGATACCAGTAAACGAATCCTCTGTGCACATGACAAAGTTCACAGGAAAAAAAGAGGAGACTTCATCAGGAGCGGCGGCGCACGTCGGGGGCATCATAGAAGAGCCTGCAATCACACCTGCTGACGACGATCTTAAGAATCACTACAAGCGATTATGGAGGGTCGTGGCAAAACTTACACATCCAGATGCAGTGGGAAACAATGACGAATTGATCTCTCTGTATAAGGCTGCTGCTTCTGCGTACGAAAGAGACAGAAGGGAAGAGCTTTTAGACGTGGCGTCAGAAGTAAATGCACAGCTAGAAAAGCCTCACCCGAAGATGTTCGAAGATCTCGACAAAAGATGTGTCCACTATGAATCAATGATAAGAAAGATAAGAGGATCAGTCGCGTGGCAGTGGAAGAATGCACAAGAAGGAACCAAGCAAGAGATCATCGATCTAATAAAGTCAAAGAGAGAAGAAAAGGCAAAACAATCTCCTGATTGATTTTTATCTTTCACGGGGATATAATTAATCTTCATGAATGAGAAGCTATTAAAGAGCTACGTTAGATCCATGCTGCTAGAGATGTCTTATGAAGACATCAAAACTTCTAAGGACCCATTAGATTGGGTGGAAGCAGCTTTTCAAGAACCAGAAGAATGGAACACAAAAGATCCCTTCAGGGCAATGATAAGAGCAGCAAAAAAATTTGGTCTTGAAGAATTTGGAATGGGATCAAGTAGGTTCGTCTTCAACCTGAAGAACGGAAAAGTTCTAAAAATAGCAAGAAATAGCAAGGGACTCGAGCAAAACAAGCTCGAAGCAGTAGCAGGTCGAGACCCACATGTTCACTCTATTTTGGCCTCCGTTTACGACGCTTCACCAGAATATGCGTGGCTAGTGGCTGAATTCGTAAATCCTCTCGAGGACGGAGAATACAAGACTGCAGAACGGGTGTGCGGAGTCGCATGGTCAGACGTAAGACGTGTCCTCGGCTTGTCGAATAAAGCAGAGATTGAGTCGACAGTATCCCAGGTAACAAAGAAGCTTGAGCCAGAAGAATCTCGAAACAGCAAGACAAAAGGTCGAACAGGATCAGACTGTCCAGCAGGCAAAGAATTTCTCGAGAGTCTCGGAAGCTTCTTGGATCGGTATAGCGGAATGCTCACAGGAGACATCGAGAAGTTATCGTCATGGGGAGTGAATGACAAAGGATGTCTCGTGTTGCTAGATTACGGAATCACAAGAAAGAAGTTCGAAGAGCTTTATCGATAGAATTATCTGAGTGTCAGGACCGTCGAATTAGATCGAATATTCTTCTACAGAACAAAAAACAAAAAAGAGGCCACCTTTCGGTGGCCTCTTTTCTTTTCTCCTATGAGACGTTATCAGATAACGTTCATGTCGAGGACGGTGACCGTTCCGTAGAAGTCCGAGCGAACGGTCTTCTTGCCGTAGCGGGTCATGACGCCCTTGCGAGGTGTGAAGTCCTCAGGAGCGAAGATCGTCGGTGTGACGATGAGTGGAACGTATGGAGCGTAGACGTAGCCTGTCTCGAGGTAGCTGCCGCCCTTGTAGCCGACGAGGATCTTGTTACGCGAGAAGTAAGGATCCTTGTAGACCGTGAAGCGGTTCGAGAGGGTACCGACTGCCTCTGCACCGATGGTGAAGGGCGATCCGACCTGGCCCTCGCCGTCGAGCGAGAACTTGGGCTTGTAGAGGACCGAAGCCTCGAGGATTGTGCAAACGTCTGGTCCTGTGACGAGGAAGTTTGCCGATCCGCGGAGGGTCTTACGGTGGATGGTGTTCGCGACGTCGATGATTGTCTCGATGAGCGTCTCGTACCACTCGCGGACGGTACCGGTGAACTGTGGTCCGATCTGGTATGCGTCGGCAAGGTTCTGGCGTGCACCTGTGACCTTGTTGACGAAGCGACCAGGTGAGCGGCTCCAGTAGTAGTTGGCACCGTTGGCCTGCGAGACGAGGTCGTTGAGGATCTCGCGGTCGATCTCGAGGGCGATCTGCTCCGAGAGGATCGAGGTGAGCTCAACCTCTGCGTCCATCGAGTGATAGGCGTTGAGGTCCTGTGCGAGTTCCGGCGACCACTTGGCGCGGAGCTTACGGGTCTCAGCTGTGATGCTGATGGCCTCGATCTTGATGTCGATCTCGGGGATGACGGGAGAAGGAGTTGCTCCGAAGTCCGACTCGAACGAGGGGACTGTGACTGCAGTTCCGACTGCCGATGCGTCGCTCGTGAGAGCTGACGAAAGCGAGTAAGAATAGTCAACTGCGCTTGAAGATCCCGAAAGAAGGGCTCCGTTGGCACCCTTGACGACCATAAGAACGTGTGTTCCGTTGAGTGCGTCTGGTGTGAATGTGCCAGCGCTCCAGTTGCCACGCTTGTTGAGGCGACGGAGGTTAAGAACTCCTGTGCCACCCTGGAACGTCTCTCCCCATGCTGTTCCTGGTCCTGCAACTCCCTGGAAGACTGCGATCTGATTGACCGCAAGCTTATCCATGTTGGTGACGGAGCTGATTGGAAGAACTGCGAACGAGGCGTCGAGGGTATTCGAAGCAAGTGCATTCTCAAGTTCTCCATCGAAGTCAGCGAATCGGGCGTTTGATCCGCTGAAGTCTGTGTCTGACTTCATCATCCCGCCAGAAACCCATGCGCCAGCTGCGCCTGACCATGCACCGACTGCTGTGAAAGAAGCGTCGAGGACAGATCCTGTCACGCGGCTGTAGCCCGTGTTGACGAGGTCGTACATACCGCCGGTAGCGAGCGATCCGCTCTGGACGCCCTTACCGGTTGGGTTGTTGTAGAGCGACTGACCACGGGTGTATGTCGAACCTGTCTCACCAGCTGGTGTACCGACGTTCGAACCGTAGGTGTAGTCAAGATAGAAGATGAGTCCCGATGGGAGGCTCATTGGCTGGATCGAGACGAGCTCGTTTGCAACGAGACCACCGAAGACTCTGCGAACGATCGGGAATGCGATGTTCGAGAAGCCCTGGATCTGACCCGAACCGGCGAGGTTTCCGCCGCCGCTCGAGAGAGCGTTGCTCTCCTTGAGGACCTGAGCTGCCTGGTTCTCGAGGAGCTGGGCCATGACCTCACGGCGTGTGCCGTCGAGGCCGCGGAGGAGACCTGTGCGGCTCCACTTCTCTGTAAGACGTGCGCGCTCGGCTCCGACGTGCTTCTCGCGGATGCCCTGAGCGAGTTGTTCAAGACTAAAGTGCTTTGACATGATTAAATTCTCCTAAAATAGTTTTGTTGGTTTGATTGAATCAATTACTTGATTATTCCCGCCAAGCGTGCCCAACGGTCAGACTCAAATCCCTCGTTGAGGGTATTGGTTGCCGATGCAGGACGTGCTGGGCGAGATGCTGAGCCGATGACTCCACGATCGGTCGACTCCGTGATCTTCGTTGTCGATGCCGAGAGTGTCTTCACGAGGCTCTCATACACGAGCTTCACTTCACGTTCCGACTTAGCCTCGTCGAGTCTCTCTATGATTTCAGCCTTCTGGCGTTTTGTGAGTGACTCATTCTGGAGGAGCTTGTTCGTAAAGAGCAACTTCGCGTTGAACAGATTCGTTTCTGCCAACTTATTGCGGAGATCAGTCTCTGCCGCGGACGACTTCGGAGCGCCATTGAGGGCCTCTCCCTTGCGGGTTGCCTCTGCGAGCATACCCTTGAGCTTGTTGCAGCGAGCAACAGACTCGTTAAACTTGGTTGCATAGAAGTTGTAAGCCTCCTTGAGCTTAGCTGACTTCTTCTTGTCCTTCTTCTTATCAGCTTCGGCCTTCATTGCCTTTGCCTTCTTGGCCTTCGCTTTTGCTTCGGTCTGAAGCTTCATCTCATTGGCGATGCTACGGCGGAGAGATTCATTGGGCATGCGATTCTGCTTGTTGGTCTGCGGATCATCGTTGCTGTGGTCTGTGGCCTGATGGTAGCCCTGCTCCATCTCATCCATCTCATCCATCTCATCCATCTCGTCGACTTCACCGTAACCTTGCTCCATCTCGTCGAGCTCTTCCACCTTCTCGCCTGCTTCATCGTCACCCTCAGTGGTGAGCTTAACGTCTGTGAGAGGATCTCCGAGATCGTCGTCCTCGAATTCATCAGAAACTTCGCCTGGTCCGTGACCTTTCTCGGCGTTCTTTGGCATGTCAGCCGTCTCGCGAAGAGCCTTCATTCTTGCTATTTCGCGGCGGAGCATTGATTCATCAATTTCCACAACGGCATCGTCGTCCAATTTTGCAGACTCATCCGTCTCTTCAGCTTCATCTTCGCCGTCGTCGGAACCGAGATCAAGCTCTTCGTCCGAGTCGGATTCGTCGCCGCCGAGATCAAGATCTTCGCCACCTTCGGCTTCAGGGCTTGCCTCTTCGCCAGACTCCTCACCTTCATCTTCGTCGCCTGTAATGAGATCGACTCCGAGCGATTCGAGATCTAGATCGTCGGGCATGCCCGTGAGCTTTAGTGTTACGTCTGCTTCTGAAAGTGTGTTCTGGTTTTTCTTCATTTTCTGCTCCGTGAGCTGCTTGAGGGTTGAATAATAATTTTCAAGAATCGACTCATAAGAGCTCTTCTTGGGGCAATCCTGCAGGTTATTCTGCAAGTACGAATACGTATCCTCTACTTCAGCAACAATTGAAGAAAGTACGCTTTCGAATCCTTTAGATTCCCTTACGAGAGAACCTGTCTTGGTCACAAGACCTATTTTCTTGTTGAGGGATTCCAACTTAAGATCAAATTTTGAATCTCCAGAAGAGCCAACTAAAATTCCAAGAGATTCAACAGATTCTAAACTAAGCTCATATTGATCTTCGCAATTGTCAGCGGCATTTAAGGAATCAAGGTCAAGAGTAACTTTTCCTTCTTCGTCAGGCATCGAGACAGCCGCAGACATGACAGAAGAATCTCCTTGATGAGACAAAGGTGAAACAGGAGGATTTTCAAGCGCTTCTGGGCTTGGCGGTCCCTGATCCTTTAGAATGTCTTCTGGATCTGCTTCAATTTCTCCGAGCTCACCGAGAAGCTGATTTTCTATGAGGTCCCTTATTCTAGGCGTAACTGCCTCGAGGAGAGCTCTCTTTGCATTATCTTCAGCTACTTCCTTCAGCTTCTTCACGTCTGCTAAAGCTTCTTCGTACAATTGCTTAGTCATGTTTACTCTTTCTTACTGTTGGCAATCTCTAAGTATAATATCAAACAGAGGATTTTCCAGGAGTAAGTGTTTCTCCCAGCGTAATATTGCTTCTTTCCTCATTTGGTGATCTCGTTCCTGAACCCTCAGCGCCTGGTCTATAGTTTGGTTTGACATCGGCGGCAGAAATATCAGGATTTACATTCTTGTCTATTCCGTCTGTCCTAACGGTTCCAGGAGCGCCAGGCCCTGGAGATGTTACGTCTGGCATGTATGGATTGGCCGGATCTCCAGGATTCGTCCAAGCAACGTCTGCAATATTTGGAGCTTTACCATAAGAAAGATCGACTCCTGACGGAAACATCCCAAGATCTCCTGACTGAACTCCAGACTCAGGAAGAAGACCCGTCTGATTATTTCTCGCTCTTTTTACAGCGGCCTCAGCAGCCTTGTTATTTTCAGTTTGCGGATTAGACGACTCTCCGTAGAAACTTGCAATTCCAGAAATCAGCGTATTAGCACGTTGATTGAAAAGCTTCCACAAAAGCGAGTAGCGCGAACCAGCACTTGTAGTAGTGGCTGCGGGAACATAAGTTGTATATCTACCTTTACCTGGTGCGCTCATTTGACTGCTCCTAAATAACAATTAAATATTTTTCGAGAGACGCTTCTTTGTCTCTTCGATCTTTGCGAGGCGGCGTCTAAGACGAGTCTCTTCGATCTTGAGAGCCTTCATGAAATCAATGTGCTTCGCTGCTACTTTTTCACTTCCAAGTTCATCAGCGTCCACCTCTTCTGTGTCTTTTGCTCTGTCCTCGGTAGACTCCATTTCGCCGAACTTGGCGACTTCCTCTGCTATGATTCTTCGAAGTAACTGGCTTGTAAGTTTCATATTAAAATCCTCACTTAAACGGTAAGTATATCCAAACAGAAAAAATTTACTTTTTTAGAGGCGAATCCATGAATGCAAGAGAGGCCCACTTGGAAGCCACGTCATCTCCAAAAAGATCTTCAGGATTAACTCTTGCAACAACTTGCTCTGCTAAGCCGCCGCCGACGGCTGCAGGAACGGGTGACTTACCTTCATTTTGAAGAAAAGACGGAAGTGTCGACGCAGCAGTATCTGCAAAAATATCTTCCATTATCTTGTTACCACCAGCCTCTCTACGTATCGTCTCCTTCAATCCTGACGAAATTGTCTTTTGCTGCTGCCTTTTTAAGTTCTCTGTAAACGGTACGGGTAAAGATGCTTGACGCATTGATGAATTTTTTGAACCTTCTAAAGAAGCGCCGAGACCTTCACTGAGTAATTCAACAAGACATTCTTTGACAATAGACTTTAATTCAGATTTTGTGATTTTCATCCCGCACAGTCCTCATTTCTTTAGTGTCAAAATATCGTTAATAATTCTATCAATTCTATCAGATTTATTAAATATGTTTCTTAATTCACTTGAATTAATTGTACGACCCTCAGGTATCATGAATGCTCCGGGGGTTGATGGCTCAGAGACGTAATCCCAGCATATGAGTTGAAAATCATCTTGAACGACATGATAATCACCTTGCTTCTTGACTGATCCTACTCCTCTCGAAGAAATTCCAAGCTTAACTCCGCTCTCGACCAGCGATTGAAGTATTTTTCCAGAAGGAGTGTCTAGGAGCTCCACGGTTCCGTAAACAACACCCCGATCCAAGTAGGCTTCTTTAATAACGTGGGACACGTTCTTGAGATTAACAACCGATGAGTCGGGGTGGTCTAATTCTCCGAGCGCTCTATTCTCAGCAATGAATTTTTGATAATTGCGTACCTCTCTTTCAAGAACAGACATCGGATAGATTCGACCGTTCTGATTGAGAGTGTCTGCCTTTTGAAGGATACCCTTCATTAAAACTTTTCCGTTATTCTTCTCTCTAGATTCCTTGATCATATCAGGAGTATAGTCGAAGACTTCGTAAGAATTAAGTAGTTTGAGGTCTTGTGCCATTGTGATCACTCCTTAGCTGTCAATTCGTCATTAAGTTTTGCATAAAGCATAAAACGTGTAACTGTAGAATCATCTACAGAATCGAGTGTCTCTTCAAGAAGAACTGATTTCGTCTCCGACAGCTTATTTTTAAGATACTCGTTTTGTACCTCAGACTTGTAGCCATCAATAAGATTTACAAGATCACTCTTGATCTCTTGAAGTTTCATCTTAATAGACGTCTGATCATCCGAGGCTGTAGAGTAAGCATAAGCTTTTATGAGAGATTTTTGATGCTCATTAAGAATTCCGTTGTACTTCTCGTTAAGCTTCTTGGTCATGACTTTCATGAGAAGTCTTGCTGAGCCTGAAGTATCTTCAGATATCGAAGTATCTGGTTTCTGTATTTTTTCTGAAACGAGATGCTTCATAACGTGGTCTTCGTACTGAGCCATTCTGTAGAGATCTTTGTCTGCTGAAGACCATTCATTAATCAGGGTCTGAACCGTAGCAAAAAGTCTGTACTCATTTACGTGCTGATCATAAAAATCTTCATCATTCAAGACGTGATTTATGTTTCTTATAAGAATCGACTTCTCCCTGTCGAGCTTCTGAGCATCAAATCCCCCGACAGAATTTTTTGCTTCACTCAAGATAGAAGCAGCTGTATGCTCAGAAGATACCGTCGTCTTAACAAGGGCATTCATAAGCCTAAATTCTTTGTAGATTTCCGTCCCGGGCCTGAAATGCTTTTTTAAGATTTTAAGCGCAGAAGCTGATTTCTTCTTATCGTCATCTATGATTGACTTGGAAATAGTCCTTACGAGAAACTCGTATATGAGTAAGCTATTTCTTCTCTTGTTGTGCTTATTTACGGCCATTTCAGTTGCTCCCGTCGTCGTCTATTATGAGGACTTCTCTGTGTTCGCGTGCGTCTGCCTCATCAAAATTATCTGATTCGTTGAGGACTTTTGGAGTTTGTGTAGAATTTTTAGTATTTTTTTGAAATCTTGAAGACAACGACATGTTTCTTAGTGAAGAAATAACATCATTTCCTACAGGAGTTTTATAAGAAGCCTTTGTAGTAGATTCTCCAAAAGGATTTCTTACATAAGAATTCATCCATTCTTTGTCATAGGGGTCTGAAAAATTCTTGTCTTTTGCTCTTGTCATTCTATTGAAGTCTGGCATGTGGGTCTTTGAAGGACCGCTGTGTCTAATTCTAGACCTGTTATACAGGGCCCTGTCGAGCTGCTTCTGTGCCTTAACGGGAACTTCAACATCTTTTAAAGAAAATTTAACAGGTACGTCTTCATCGTCTGCGGATTCTCCTGCCGTAAGAAGATTTAAATAAGGGTTCTTCTGTGCGGCATCATCTCCTGCGAATAAGTCTTCTGTTTCACCTTCGCCGCCTTCATCACCTGATTCTTCTGATTCACCCTCGCCACCAGTTTCTTCAGAAGAAGATTCCGCGTCTACGTCTCCTCCCGCAGGCTCAGCACTTTCAATCGCTTGATCCACAAGCTTTTCTTTAAGACGCTGATCATCAATTTCTTTGCACTGATCATCATTCAGACCCCAGATCTCTTTTCGAATGAAATCCTTAGACATCTGACCTTCAGGTGCAGTTCCTGCAATCTCAAACTTTGCCCTCCACAATTCAAGCTTTTGTTGCTGTGCAACAGTAGAAGGATTAGACATTCTCAGAGCAAAATTCTGCAAATCTTCAGAATCAAATCCATGTGCATAAAGGTGAATTATTGCCAATTTATTCAGCTCAGCGACAATCGTCTTCTGAATGACGTTGATAGTTCTTGAAAATCTAATGTCCTCTTGAGCAAGTGTAGCCTTGCTAGAAAGAGATTCGTCATAACCGAGATAGGCTCTGGGTATCTTGAGCGCAGCAAATAGCTTCTTCTGAATATAAGCGACGTCTTCCACAGCCGCTGTATTCTGACCGCCGGCTAGCGTGTCGATACGAGTTCCTGAATCTCCTCCGCGGACTGGGATGAAGTAGTCTTCATCAACTGAGAGCGGGTTGTAACGAAGATCAACTCGACCTGTCGTACGATCTATAACCTGAGAAGAACGAAGATTTTTTCGCTGTTCCTCCACATACATGGGAACGTTCTCTGGCGGGATGTTGGCGACGTCGATATAAAACACTCTTCTTTCAGGAGCACGAACTACACGATACACTAGCATGGCATCCTCGATGAGGATCAACTGACGCCAGATCCTGCGAGCTGGTTCTATGACAGAAGACCCGTAGGGAAGAAACATGTCATTTCCTAAAAGTCTAAAGTGGGTAACTTCCCAGTTCTCAAGTGTCCTATTTCCGAGAGTGACCCATCGATATCTCACAGCCATCGGATCGTTGGGATCATAGTTTTCTTCCCTCTCTAGCTCATTGACAGGAATAGGGAAAGCGCTAATGACACCGTGCTCAGGTGACACATCATTATAGAGAAACATGTCTCCGTACTTGACTAAGTTTCGAACCCAAGAGCGAAGGTTGAATTCAACGTTGAGGGTGTTGTAAAAGAGATCTTCAAGTATCTCGCGGATCTTCTCATTGTCAGAATAGATGTGAAGAACTCGTCCCTTCTCATCCTGAGCACAGGTCTCGTCTGCATAGATGTCGAGGGCCGCTGCCAGTTCTGGTGTGTACTCCATCTCTGCGAAATCTTGGTATCGCATGAGACGTTCTGACAGGTTATATGCATTCGCAGTTATTGTGGCGTATGTTGGGGCCATCGATTTCTGAAATAACAAAGCGCCGGAAGACTTCGTCTTGTCGGCGACTGCAACTGTCGTGTCGAGAGCTCTTATCTTTCTTTTGACAACAGGACCGCTTCGGAATAACTTTGTTAGTTTCTGAAAGAGGGTTTGGTCTTCTTTTTTCGCCATTTTATTCATGCTGCTCCATTTTGGGAGACAGCCCTTGATTCTCTACTTTACACTACTTCTTTCTTCTCTGGCTTCAGTGACACGACTTTTGCTGGTGGGCTGGCGGCGTCCACATATTGCATGGGAGAAGCAACAACTCTTTTGAGTAATTGCTCAACGTTGTCGAGATGAGACCCAACTTCTGACTTGACTTTTTCACTAGCTGCCTCTTTAAAGCTCTCTATTGATCCTAGTAGCTTTGATGCAGCCTGTGCCATTTTTGCTGCAGTCTCTTCGTCTGCGCCTTCGTTAATATTTTGAAGTTCTTCACGAATAATCTGCTTGAGTCTCGATATACCAATCTTAGCCATTTTCACCCTCTGCGCTGCATATATGTATCTTGTCATTTAAACAACCAAGAAAAATCTGACACATCTACGTGTTTGACGTCTTCTGGCTTTCTGGCTTGATGTACCTTATCGGGAGTAAATCCTTGGATTTGGGAATTTGGTACGGGTCTCACTTGGTTTAATCCGCCAGGTAAATCATTAAAGTTTCTATTTCCAACAGCTGTGGCTTTCAACATCGCCATGGCCATCGCCATTCCTTGAGAATCATTACCGCTTTCCCCGGCTGCGAGCCAAGTTCCTATAGCGAGACTCATGATCAAGTCATCGTGAGCATCTTTTGAAGCCTGTGCTTTTGAACCATTCCAGATAAACGCCTGTAGCTGATCAAAAAGACGCTGAGAATATGACTTAAGTCTTGAATTTCTTATTGATTCCTCGAGTTTAGTCAATATTTGAGTTCTCGTCTTTGTCTGTGTAGAAAAACCAGGAACCAAGTCGGTATCTGTCGGCTTGTATCCAAACAAATCTCCGCCGTTGTTCGTGTAATAAAGAGAAGGATATCCTTCATCTCTTAGCTTAACACAAGTGAAATAACCAAATGTATTTTGCTCAGGGCATATTAGAGCATTGTTATATCTCCTGCCATACAGTGAAAGAATTTCAGCGAGCCTATCCGGGGGTATTTTTCCCATGAATTCTACACAGACTTCACAAGATTCATAGTCGATAACATGAAATGTTGAATAGTCGGCGGCGTCGCCGCGAGCTACGTCAGCAGAAATTATATATTTGTGACCTTGCTCTGGATTTTTCCATATCCATACACCGTTTTGAGGACCTTCTTTTAAGATAGGCTGCTTGATCATCAAGCGTAATTTTTCGAATTCTGTCGGTTGCAAGAACGTATCGCCAGACGAAACGAAGTCACATAGAAACTCTTGCGCAATCTGACGCTTCGTGAGGTTTCTAGTCTCTTTGTTGAACCAATCTTGGTCGTGTTCTGGGTGGACGTCCCATGGGAGTCTTATGGGATTGAAGTCGTTTGCACCAGACTCGGCTTCGGTCCACAGCTTGTAGTACTGACCTCCCACACCGTTTGGTGTGGACAAGATGATAGCAGAACCACCGGTGGAGAGTGTTGGATAAAGAGACGTCCAAATCTCATCGAAGTCTCTAATGAATGCTGCCTCGTCCACGATGAGCAGTGCCAAGGCTTCAGAACGACCGGCGTCAGGAGATGTTGGAACAGCAGTTATCGTTGATCCATTATCAAAACGAATTGACTGCTTTGTAGGTTCAAACTTAGTCAGCAGAAGCCAAGGAGGAAGACCATCAAGCATGGTCTTTACTTTCTTGATGAAGTTGATTGCTGTGTTAAGTTTGGTTGCAATGACAAGAATGTTCTTGTCCTTTTTAAAAATTGCATACCAAACAACATAGGCAGCGGAGACCGTAGAAAGTCCCAACTGCCTAGACTTGAGAACAATGTTGAATCGATGCTGTTGAAACTGTTTTACACAGTCATTCTGGAAATCGTATGTGTCAAAGGGGATAAGACCTCTCAGCTGATGCTGAATCTTGCAGTACTTCTTCATAAAGTACGTTGGATCTTTGCCACATTTTAGTATCTCGGCTACTACTGCCTGTCTTGAAGGTGTTGTTGTCATATCGTTTCTTTTCTAAACCACATTTTAAACGGCAAGTATCCCTGCTGTCTTGAGTAAGTCTGTGCAGCATTAACCTTTGCAAGAAGCCTACCTGTTTGAAGTTCGTCTAGATACCACTTGTGTCGTCCTTTGACTTCAACAAGACGTGTTCCCGCGGAAGAATGAACGATAAAATCAACAAAGTATGAATAAATTTTTCCATTAAAAACGTAGCTTAGACGAGGTCCGTTTTCAATAAAGAATCCTTTAGATAATTGTTCTTCAACAAATTGAATCTCAAATCGTGACTGAACCACAACACCATGGAAAAATCTTTTACGATAACGGCCTCCATCTGAAGAAGCTTTAATCAACAGCTCAAGTTGATCAGGATTTTGAATACGAATCTCTGAACCGTATTTTTGCAGATTTGTTCTTTTTGCTTTTTCTTGTGCATTCTTTAGATTCAGAGGTGTTGATACGCCAAATTTTTCAATACATGTTGATTTTATCTTCTCTTGAATCTCAGGAGATTGAGACGCGTAGTCGACTCCAAATTTTTCTCGACACGTTTCTACAATCTTGACTTGATTGTTCCAGCCTGTCGATCCATGTCGAATGAGCTTAGTTCTTTTGACTTTGTCACCAAAACCCGGGATCTTAGAGATGTGATTAACGCCAAAACGATCCATAATCGTTTTTCGTTGACCTGTTACCATTTTCATCTTTACGTCAAGATTGTTCGCGGCACACTTGTGGGAACAGTGACTGGAAAATCCTCGGGTAAGACCGAGATACTTTGTAGGATGACCACATGTATGACAGGATTCTCTACCTATAAACTTTTCATAATATTCTTCTGAGCTTGAAATTTCAGAAGAATTTACATGAAGACGTAAGTGAGCAGATAGACTCTTTAATGTTTCACATTCAAGGTTGCAAATTTTGCAAACTATTATCATCCAATGTTAAATATTACCTTCTTTCGAAAATATGCTGTCCTCTTCGGATTGTGAACATTAAATCCTATGATTTCAATGGATTCAGTAGCGCTCTCTTCTTTTAGCGCTATCGAATCTCCAGTCAATTCCTTGTAAATTTCTTTGACGGACTTGACGTGTTCTGCGATAACGTCCTGTGACTCCTCGGAGCATTGACGCTTCATCTTGATCATCTCGCCTTCGGAAACAAAATTTGTTATGACCTTGTAAGAAGCAAGAAGTCTGCTTTCGCCGAGAAAGGAGAATTTGACTGAGTAAGATGCTGTCTTCGGCGTAGATGATCTTCCCCAGGTTGTGTCTATTGCTTGACCGAGGGCGTTGATGTCGAGTGTCTTGGGCATATGGAAGCTCCTATAACCTTTTTAAGTATTGTCAATCTTGTATTTATTCACTACTTCGTCAGCCGACGGTCTCCAGCCTAATTTCCACTTTTCTTTGTTTGGATAAGCCCAAAATGTTGAACACGAATCGCAGCATTCGAACTTTTCGTATGCGTCTTCATCCATTTCAGTTCTCATAATTTTCTCACACACTCCGCAAAAAAGAGGCATAAATTTATCTCTTTCCTTGGGAATGATCACAAAAAAATTGTCCCTTTCGGAAATAAGGCGATTACCTAAATAATTTTTCCAAGATGTCATAGAAATTCGATCCTTGAGTCTTTTTCCGACTTAGTAATTTCCAGAATATGGTCTGCGCTGTCTTTAATTCCATCGACGTGTGTGATAACGATGACCGTCTTAAAATATTTCTTTAGAGAGGCTAAAAATCTACTACACGCTTCAACACCTGCACTATCCAAAGTTCCAAATCCTTCATCGATTATAAAAAAATCGGACTTAGGCAAAGAAGAAATGTTGATCATTGCAACTCTCAGGGCAATTGCAGAAATTGTTTTTTCCATGCCTGAGCAAAGCTCTATGATTCTTCTTGAATCACCGTAATTAATGTAAATTTCTAGTGAATCTGTGTCCTCGTCAGATTCTAGCTCTATAGTAAAATCAACAATTCCTTGCAAGATTTTTGAAACCTCTGCATTAATAAGCGGAAGCTGTGATTTAGTAACAAGAAGAGGAATTCCTTTCTTGGAAAATGCGTTTGCAATTAATTCATGCATTCTAACGCTTTGAAGCAGTAAATCTCTAGTCTTCTTCTCTTCTTCAAGCTTTTCAATGTTTGACTGTATTTTTCCAAGACTGGCAGCAGCCTCTATCTTTTGAGTGTCATACAATCCAGATAGTTGTGAAAGCTCAGTCATCTTGTCTCTGATGGAGATGACCTCTTCTGCAACATCGTTATCGAGTGAAAGTCGTAGATTCTCTAGCTTCTTCTTTGCCTCATCAAGCAATGTTTGACAAGAATCACAAGCTGTCTTGATCTTTGCTATCTCTGTCTCTTTCTTTGAAATTTCAAGCTTCATCTTATCAGACAGTTGAGAAGCTTTTTCATACTTCGATATTTTTTCAGCAATAGTACTGTCTTCGACACTTGCGAGAGAAGCTCTTGCTTCTTCCAGAACGCTTAAGGCTTTTGAAACTTTTTTGATTTGATCAGGAAGATAGTTCTTGTTGACGTGAGCATCTTTTATGAACTTACACGTAGGATAATTGTCTCCACAAGGAACTTCATCCAGAATGACTAAAGATTTCTTCTGCTGAGAAAGGATCGTCTCTTCTTTTTCGTGAATATGTCTAAGCTCTGAAATTGCAGACTGCAATTTACGCTGTGTATTTTGACGATCCTTTAAGTCATTGACGTCTATTGAATCGATAATCTGCTGAAGTGCGTCGACCTTCTCCTGCAAGGAATGTATCTCTTGCTCGAGCGAACTTATACTTCCAATACAATCTTCAGATTTTTTCTCCAAAGAAGTTACTCTTCTTTCCTGAGACGCAACGTCTTCTTTTGTTACGGGAGTTGCATTATGCTTTAAGAGTTCAGACTTCAAAAGAGCGAGAGACGTCTGATTCTCAGCAATCATGTCGGTAAGCCGATTTATTTTATCTTCATTTTCTTTGGCAAGAGACTCATTAGAAGACTTCAGTTCAGACCAGTTTCTGTCTGGAAAGTTTTTTAATTGTGATTTGACAGATGAAACTTCTTTTGAAGACAGCTCATGCATTCTATCGAACACATCGAGGTCAAGAAACTTAGTGAGAATAGATCTTCTCTTTGTAGATCCTTGGGAAAGAAAGACGTTGGTTTCTCCCTGAGCTGAAAGAGACGTTATTAAAAAATCATCAGAAATTCCTAGAAGCGTTCTTATGGTCTTCTCTGTATCATTTCTTTGCTCTCCGCAGAGATCGTCCATGTCTTCTTCGTCTTCTCTCATTCTAAAAAGATTTAGCGACGTAGAAGCGCTGACAACACCTTTCTTATTAGTGTTCTTTGCCGTTTGCCTTTCAATTACGTAGGTGGATCCATTGTGATCAAGAATGGCCCTTGCTGAACAATAGTCCTTTCTGACGTTGCAGATATTTATGTTCTTAATAGGACCTCTATCAGTCGCATTAAAGAGCCCGTACATCAATGTTCCAACAATAGATGATTTACCAGTTCTATTGGGACCAAAAATTCCGACTATGCCGTTCAATTTTTCAAAATTGATAACGTTGCTTTCTCCATAAGAAAAGAGATTGTCCCACTCAAGTCGTCGGAGTGACCACTTAGAATTGCGTGCATGATCTTCAGAAGTAGAAACTTGCTTAAGATAAGATTTTGCAGTATCACTGAGAGATTCAAGCTCTTTTTCAGAAAGATTTAGCTCAGAATAATACTCTCTTAGCAGCTTAGTAATGACTTCGGAAGATCGAAGGTCTGTTTTTGCAATGGAGGTTGTGCTAGTCTTTACTAATTCTGTGTTAACCTGCGCATCGATCTTATAGGTTACTTCTGAGGCATTCATCTCTGTCTTAAGAGACTCAGAAAGTATATGAACTTCATCTTGTGTAAGAGAGACGTTAGATCTAATCCTAAATCTAGTGCCTTGAGGACAAGCCTTGGCAAGACTAAGCGTCTTGTCAAGTTTCCCTGCCCAATCAATCGTAATAAAAGGCCGAGGGTTAGGAAGTGGTCTATTTACGACAGACCAGTCAGAAGAATTATTTATTTCCCAAAGATAGTATCCGTGGTTTAATTCTTCGGCATAATTCTGCTGAATCGGGGTGCCAGGATAGCCTATCCACGGCTTACCATCCCTGTAGGCAAGGAATTGCTGTTTGTGAATGTCACCCAGCATGCAAAAATCATAATCTTTGAAAAAGTCTGTCGTTATTCTATCTTCTTCAATCTCCCAGCCAGTCTCAGAGTAGGAACCTTTAACACCGCCGTGAAAAGTCGCAATGTTAATATCTCCTTGAATGGGCTTGAGATCATCCCACCCGTCTTCATCAAAACAAGAGAATACGCACCAGTTGTAACCTGGTGCGAAGTTGTAGATACCAGACTTCTTGTAGAGAAAGATCCTGGGGTTCTTCATCGCCTCTACAATGGGGGTGACAGCATCTTGACGGGACAGATTCACAAGGTTTCCGTCATGGTTGCCGAGAACCATGTGGACGGGTGCCACCTTCGCCATGTCCTCCAGCCACCATGTGAGGAGCTCGATGTACTCGGGTGATATTCCTGTCACCTTCGTGTGGAAGATGTCTCCGCCGATGAAGATGTGATCTACCTTCTGTACCTTACAATCGTCTACAAAAGCCTTAAAAACCTGTCTGTACTCGTCGTGACGAGAAAGAGCGCGGATGTGCACATCTGCAGTGTGAGCTATACGCATTAATCTTATAATATACTGTTGTTGCTATAAGTTCAAATTCCCAGAGATGATGTGTTAATAACCTTGTTGAGCTTGATGAGGAAGTTATCGTTCCAGTCGAGGTAACGGGCCTCCTTGAGAGCTATCTCGAATTCCGCACGAGACATGGAGCCAGGATCTCCCCAGGGTCGTACGTCTACAATCTGTACATCCACATCGTACTCCTGGAGTTTCTTCGCTATCTTGGGGGTCTTCCTGTCCCACATGTCTCCGTCCAGCGCGAGAGCAACTGGTGTGTTATTGAGGAGGATGCGATTGAAGAGCTCATGGCGCTCGTCGAGGTCAGAACCGAGAAGGGCGGTTGTGTTGTCAGGACACTTAACGAGGTCAAAGGGGCCCTCCACCAGCGCCAGTCTCTTCGTCCAGTCGATGTTGATCTCGTTAAAGATGATGGGGTTCTTGTCCACCTCAGGATTGTCATACTTGGGGCGCCGGTCCTTATCGATCGCTCTCGCGGTGAAGTAGTTTAGTTCTCCCTTGAAATTGAAGGAGGGCATGAGGACACGTCTCTTCCACCGAGGTTCATTGGAGATGCCGAACTTGAAGTACCAAGCGTCCTTCTCGGTGAGACCACGCCCGAAGAGGTACCTCCAAGTCGCCTTCACGTCAGGATCGTTGGGATTGGCGAGGGGAAGGAGACAGAAATCCTTCGGAAGTTCGAGGCGATGTTCCTCCACCTTCTCGCCGGTGACCAGTTCTCCTGTCCCACCGTCGGCGATACCGAGAACTTCCTTGTACTTCGCGAGTTGCCCAGGAGTACCGTACTTGCGGATGAGTGGGACGAGGTTGCGCGCCTTAAATCCGCATACCCAACAGTGACATCTATCATCATCCGTCTTGATCGCCAGTTTCTTCTTGGTTGGATCCGAAGGTGCGCAGATGGGACACCGGACATCGAAGTTCTTTCCGTTTCCTGCGAGGTGACCCTTGCCGAAGACGGACTCGATGAACAGAAGTTTGTCACTGATGCTAAAAACGGCCACGGTATAACCGTATCACACACACGTTCACTTGTTCATGAGACCCGCGGCACGAGCGATCACATAAGCATCCGTAGCATCTCTACTCCATCCCACAATTGCACCTGACTTTGGGGTGAGGGGCCACTCCACATGGGACAGGTCGTGTTCACACATGTACTTGAAGACCTGTTCCTTGTGTGGCATCCCTGCCACGGATGTCTTCTGCAGTTTCACTCCACACAACTTCCTCGCCGATGCAGCAGGTATATAGGTGGGATCCACACCGAAGACTTCACGGCCGACGTAAGACACAATTCCGTTAAATCTCATCAATGTTGTTATTGTAGCGGCAGAGCTCATTCCCTTTGAGAACCCGAGAAGGGGTTCTTCGAGTGCGAAAATAGAGATTGAAGGAAATCTATCCTTGAGAAGAAGAAGCTCGTGTTTCACACGGTCGGCCTTGTCCCACAGAGTCACGCACTTCTTGAACTCTATGCGGTCTAGATATGAGATATTTCCACATCCAGGATCAACAGAAGGGTCTACTATGCACACGCCCGTAACAGAGGTGGAAACGTCTAGACCTAATATGAGATTTGCCATGGCCAGATTGTTACACCAGAATGAGTCCAGTAAAACTATCCTATAGCAGACCTAGTTCCTTCAATTGTATTTCTGTGACTATTCTATAGGTCATCCCGTGTTCAGCGCACCACAGGAGTGCAGCAGCCATCTTCTTCTTAATGACAGCTTGTTCAAGCTTCCGCTTTGGTTTCACTTCAATGAGTTCAGTGCGACCGTCTTTATATCTGACGAGAAAGTCTGGATAGTACTTGCGAACCTTCTTCGTTCTCACGTTGGACACGTACTCTATCACAGTCTTCTCATAGGACCAGAATTCCACCTCGGGATTCTCATCCAGGTGTAACATGAGTTTGAACTCCCACCCAGAGCGGAACTTACACTCGCCAGCGATCGGCGAGGTGTAGGTGCCTCGGATGTAGTGGCCCTTCCTCTTCTTCTTTCTCTTCTTATGTGAGGCCATAGCTAAACCTCAGTAATCGAAGGCTACCTTGAAAAGTACCCGATCGCCTTCGCGCTTTATGATGGGCTGTGCCAAGCGTGCCTTTGCCACCACATTCATGTTCTCATCGTGGAAGTTGAGGCCGGAGATGTAGACGAACGACTCGTCGTCCTTGGCATTACCAGAAGGCTTAAGTCTCTCATAATTTTCAACAAATGTGGGGTTAGAAGATGAATTTAAAAGTCCAGATCCGGCTACTATCTCGTACTTCGATGAAAAGATGTTATACACACCTCTAAAAGAAACTTCATATTCATTCTTTCCAAAGAAATAAAGATGAGGACTCTTGATCAAGACTATGCCTTCGTCATAGAAGATATTTCCAACTGAGTTCTGGGTTGCATGGGACGTAAAGCTGTCTGCCCTGTAGATGTTTCCAAGAGAATCATCTCTGAGCGTTATGGGAATTGATCCAAAAGAACCAGATATGCCGGGATCTTTAATTTCAAATGATCCCGGCATTATTCTTCTCCCATAATAAAGATTGCTAATATTGAATATTGTAACTTGGTTGGAAGACGGATCGAGAGTTCGCTGATAGATCGTAAGAGGTACACCCTTTTGAACGCCCTTGTTAAAAAGTGTATCATCTGTGACAGACGCAAGAGATGCGGTAACTGCAGCTATATAGTTTTTATATGCAAGACCTGGTTCGAGGCCTGGTTTTTCAGGTCCTGGTCCGTAGAGCTGCTCTACATAACTATCTGATCCGTCTGGTCCTATGCCGCCGCCCGAGAGAGATGCAGTCGAGACAAGATTGTCCAAATTTATGTAGCTGAAATCAGGGAATCCGCTTGCTGAGAATTTATCTGTGTAGACTTCGCTGGTTAATATTTCGTAATTGGGATCAAAATTGCCATCGTCGCAGGGAAGTATTGTCAAATTTCTCTTTGCGACTCCTCCGTCAGAGTACAAGAAGTAGTTCGCCTCCTTTGCATCTGTCGTATGGTCAATTGTCGATCCTGTGAGATTTAGAAGTCTTGGAAATCTACCAGTAGAAAAGTCCTTGACAAAATTATCAAGATTGATATAATGACCGTTCACTCCGAATGACATCGCTACATTAAAAGGATCGTCAGTCGTTCCATCGATTTCAAAGAAAGGCGTCTGAAGTATTCCACCTTCCTCTCCTACGAATCTTTTTATTGTGGTGTTTTCTACAAAGAAAGGCGGCAAATAAAATGAGATGTTCTTCTTAGAAAATGCATCATATCCGATGCCTCGAGATCCCGTAGCCTCTATCTCAGCGTCTGAAATATAATACCTTCTAAAGGCAAGATCGTGTATTTCTGCCTTCAAAGGATGCGCAAATCTATATGATACGGGACCTCCATAACTTGGGTCTCCCACCTCGCTGGTTAGTTGATCTACGCCGTCTCTTCGAGCGTTGTCTGGGTTGAAGAAGAGACTCATTGCATCTACGCCCGCATTTGTGCCTTCGTAATAATTTCCAATGCAAAGTACGTCGGGATTCAAAGAGTTGGAAAAAGAAGCCGGAAGAATTGAAGAAGAAGGTATGACAAAGTCGCCTTTGTTTATTCCGTCTATGATGAAAGAGCCCGTTCCGTTGTTTATGGAATTTGTACCCCATCTAACGATCACATGATGCCAGTTATTGAAAGAAAGAGCATTGTCAGAAGACAAGAATATCAAGTCATTCGGATAGCTACCAGGCGCCGAGCGAGAAGGAGATCTGTCTGCGCTGTGGCTAAGCTGAAGCTGTAGCCTAAATCCTATCGGGAGACCATTTGGATCCTTCTTTGATCCCGTTGCTAAAGAAAGACAATAACTTGAAGAAAGATGAAATATCGTTCCTGCCTTGAAATGTCCAGAGTCTATTCCATCCTCTTTGTATCTTGGATTTATGTAGAAATCAAAAGTAAATGCATCTTTAAACAGATAAGATCCAGAAGCATGTCCACTCGGCGTTTCAATAGAATCGTCAGGCACGTTAGGGTAGAGAAGAACAGAGGCTGTAGGAACAAGCTGATTCGTACCATCAAAAGCTGTAAAAAAATTTAAAGAGTGATAGTTTGTATATGCCCAATGACTATTGGGATAGTCGGTCCTATAAAAAGGCATTAAAACATCTTTAATGTTGTTTTTTATAAGTGTGTATTTTGTCAGTCGAGTTGTCGGGGTAAATCTCTCTATGTCAAGAACAGCCGTCTTCTTGGCGCTCGTAAGAGACACAAGATCGAAATAGCTATTGGCAAGAGAAGATATAGATTGTCTAAAGGATCTATTGGTCCTAGCAACATCAACAATCTTTTTTGCAGAATTGCTGAAATTCGTATCTAGAACAGAAGACGTGTCGCTAAACACAAAAGAATCAGAATCTTTCTCTATGGAAGAAAGTCGAGGAAAGACTTTGACTGAGCCTGTAACACCCTGCGTAGAGCTAGAAGTATAGACTCTACTTGGCGTTGTAACTAAAGTAAAGTTTTCAACATCGTTCTTTGTGACATGAATGACAGACATTGTGGTCCACTAGAGTCAACATCAGAAATCTAAGCGAACTCTAAATGTTAGGTCTCTTCCGGGATTTTTCTCAACAGGTCTACTAAGCTTCGCAACTGCCAAAAGACCTCCTGTATTGTCATAGAGGCCTATTGTTGTAACATACGTGAAAGGCTCTTGAGTATCTTCGGGAACAGATGGGTCATAGATTGTCAGCCTGCCTTGATAATCACCAGAAGACTCAACGTATGTTGGGTTAGAAGAATAGTTGAAATCATCCGGTAAAGCTCTGCAGAATATTAATGAAGAATTAATATTAGTAACATTTTGGAATGTCATTGCAGTCAAGGCTCCACTTCCAAATCTAGCATAGCAGAAGTGGTCGACAATGTCATCTATGCTTCCTGAAGTGACAAGATCGGGAACGACCTTTGCCTTCTTTGCCGTCTCTGTTCCATTTCCACCGAGCGTAATTCTTCCAAGGGGATGCATGGCGGAAATAGTTCCAGATACAAATTGAGAACCTGAAACTACCTTCTCAACATCGAGGACAACCATTCCAGAGTCGTAATAGATGAGTCCCACTGCGTTTGAAGTATTGGATGCATTAACAAGATATCCAAACTGACCGCCGAGCTCAAAATATCTTGAATCTGAAGATCCTATGTCAGTAAAAATCGCAGATCCCGAAGTTGAAGTAACATAAAGATTTGGAACTCCTGAGGAATCAAGTGCTGGTGGGAGAGATGGATCTGTGCCTGATTTATTAACAAAAGAAGCAGACTGATAGAATCTCATTGCAAAAGTTTCTCTTTTTATTTGGTCTCTTGCAAAAAGTCTCTTAAAAGCTACGAAAAGAGCTGCATCAATGTCGGTCGTCGATGTTGAACTTGTCAAAGATGCATCAACAGGAAGTTTAAACATTGACTTTCTATTTCCAAGAAGAGTCTGCGCGAATTGTCCATATACGTCTGTTTTTTCTCTCATCATGAGAGAGCTGCTCGGATACAGATACTTTCCAGCTACGTCTTGAGCTGTAGAGGTGGAACCAGCTATTCCATCTGAGTTGTTTGATCCATCACCTTTGACGGCATCAACAGGGGCAAGACCAAATGTTATGTCAAAAACAGGGTTTGAAGTCTGCAGGGTGAAATCTTGATCATACACAGTCTGAAAAAGAGAAGAAGTTACTCCGGGTCCCACGCCACCTGTTACGAATACTTGGTATTTTCTTCTAGAGACAGAAGAACTGATGTCCTCTTGAAGAACATCTATAAGCTGATTAAGAAAAGATCGCGTAGTCTTTTTGTCGGAGGCTAAAATCTCTTTTGTTGTTGCCATTTTAATTTAATTCCATCTTCAGATTAATGACGCTTTATATGTGACAGGAATATCAAGAGTACAACCGTGACGTTCTCCCACGACAGTAATATAGCTACTAATTTGTCTAACAGAAGAATTAGTTGAAATTCTCTTTCCGTAAACAGAAAGGGTGGTATTGTCAATATTCCTGGCTTTTACGTTGAAAGAAATGGAGGTTTGTGTACTTTTATCTGTAGTAAATGTATAGGTCGCGATCTTGTTGGGATCCCCTGCATTTGCTAGATTCTTTGCAATGTCAGGCTGCGTTAAATTCCCACCAGATGGAGAATCTATCGTAAAGAATCTATCAGATACTTTAATCTTGTAGATAGTCTGTATTAGCTCCGCAGGAACAGAAGCGCCCGTTGTATTATTGAAATAAAGATCTATCTTCACTGTTACAGAAGAATTTTGTGTCTTCTCCAGAGAAACGCTCGAATTCGTCTTGAGAACTGGAAGATAGATCGTAGAGATAGAAGTTCCATCGTTTTCTCTTCCTATAAGTCTGTGCTTAAGAGCGATTGAAGAGTTAGTTAAAGCTTCAAAGATAGGAGTATTCTTCTCTATCTTTTCTTTTCCTACAGTTCTTCCATATTTTTTAATAACTCCATAATCGACTTCATCGTCTCCGAGAGAATAATGAGTAATATTGAATGCACTGTTTGCAGTTGCAAGTCTCTGACGACCATAATCAGTTAAGACTGCGTCCAGAATTATGTTATTTGTACTATGATCTAGATATCCCATGTTCCCTCAGGTTTGGTCTTCTAATGCTGTAATTATTCAAAGGTCTTTTTTTTAACTTCAATTAGTTGCTGCCATTCAAGAAGATTCAGTTAGTCGCTCTGGGTCCTTGACGACAATTTTTATAGATTGCATTTTTTGGTTGTCAAGATTGATAAATTGCAAAAGATAATACGAATCTTTTTGATTAGTTTGTGCTTCAACAATTTTATAAGAAATGTTTCTTTCATCCTTGACTTTAAGGTACTCGGGAGTAAAGTAAACTTCAAGTTTTCTGGAATTGTCGCCCAAGACTTTAATTGTATCTTTAAAAGCGTCTGTCCTGAGATTCATGTTTGGATATTGCCTTGGTGATCCTGAGTCGCAAATTACTTCTGTTATTAGCTTGTTCTTATAAGAATCAAACGTAACTCTATGCTGAGAAGAATAATTGGATACCATTCCGTGTGCATCTACGCTGCAAATAGAATAGATGTAGTCTGAGGATATAAAGAATTCAGGATCCACAGTAAAGTCTTCATCGATATGCATGTAAATGGGATTCTCGGAAAGAATTATTAAATTTCTATTTTCTTGGGAAGTACCTGAAAAATTATTTGCATCTACGATTTCCCCTGTCTTGTACCGAGTAGTACCGCTTCCAAATTCAGTATTATCAAATCCGTATTGAGCAATTAACTCAAAAGGTTCTTTAATGTTTTTCCTTCTAAAAACTTGAAACTGCTTTACATCTTTCTGAGGATTAACGGGAACATCCCAGTGAATTTTTAAATTTCTTTTCAAATAATCAAAAACAAATCTAATGTTATTGGGCTCAGGAGGAGGTGAATACTCATAACATTCTACAGGGATAGACACGGGTCTTGAGCTAACGTAAATCGTAGAAGAATTTACAGTTGAACCATCAGCGGTGTATGTTAGTAACTTAACAGAGGCGACTACTCTTACAGCGTATACATACGTAATTCCATAAAGAACTGAAACATCTTCAAGACTAGTCTTTCTTATGTCTTCTATGTAAAATGTTTTTTCTTTTTCAAAACCATTATTTGTTGTCTTATATCTGTCAATAACATACCCAATTAATTTTATAGGATTTGTTAAGTTAGACGTAGATAGGTCCGTGTAATCATTTTGAACAGGAACAAGACCTAAGCCCTCTCTGCTTTTGAATCCACCGAGAGCGGTCGAATGAGAAACTCTCAAAGCAGCTAGATTTGTTGCATTTTTCTTAACTTGAGAATTTTTAAATATGTCAGGAATGATTGAGTTATTAACCTTCAGAGTCAAGCTTACAGAATCTGTTATCGATCTTAATAGATCGTCCTCGTCTGTTGCTTTTTTATTTTCATCATATACTCTTAGACCCAGAGAATCTTTTGGAAAATCAGCGAGCCGCGCATATGTTTCTGAAAAATCGCTTGTTATTCTTGCAGCATTGGAATCGATTGATCCGAGGGGAGGAGAAATATTTTGAATTTGAATCTTTGACATCTTGAAGATGCTCTCTTCAGGACGTCTAGAGATTCTACTGTAATTTTCTATGTCAGTGGCTCCCTGCTCTATAAAATCGATGTTAGAAAATGTGTGACTAATATAACCGGGATTAAAAAAGTTATCTTCTGAAACTAGCTTCTCAGAATTTCCCTCTATTGACAAGTCTGTGTAATCTTTCTTCTCTAAGTCTGTTTTTTGTATCTCTGAGACGGAATCTGCGGGTGCAGTCCATCTAATGGAAGCATATCTTGGAACTTTTGTAAGATTTTCATTAATTCCGTCAAATGAAGACTTGATTCTTTCATCTTTTGTATAAAAGTTATAGACAAATTCTCCTCTATAATTTGTTACTTCAGGCACATTGACGTTGTCAATAGAGGTAGAAGGATCAGACATCTTACTCTTAGAATACTGGTATGACTTCCCAATATCTGCTGCGGGAATTCTTGTATCTTGTGACTCAATCGTATTTTGATCGGGTCTTTCAGCTCTTCTAACGTCTAGACGTACAGACTGTGCCATTTTATCCTCTTATAATCAAACGTAGTCATAGGGCTCTATAGTGACAAAATATTCGTCTAATGTGACGTCTTCTTGACTAGTGTCTCTATTTTTGTATGAAAGAGATTTTCTTGAAGAACCTTGATCTCCTCCAACTAAAACACCAAGTTTTTTCAAAGATTCTACGGATGTCTTTGGCGATACGGATGTGTCGACATAAAAATCATCTGGGTCGAATATCACATTAAAAACTCTATCAAATTTCTTCATATAGACCATTCTTCTCTTAATGTCTTCGATATTCAAAACAAAAGTTTCATTAGAGAAGAAAGAAAGAACTGTATTGTCCATGGGAATTGTATATGTCTTGGTATTTGCCGACGTAGTAGTTCCTGCAGCCATACCGTCAGAATCAGGAGAATTTACTGGTATCTCGAATGATTCTTTGCTTGTTGGGTCAGTAAATCTCGCCTTTATCTGTGTTGAAAGTGACTGAGTTTTAGAATAATTTTTAGCAAATTCAAGGTATTTCTTAAATTGACTGTCAGAATAATTTAATGAATCTGACATGTTTGAAAAATTAAAATATCTGCTTTCGTCGAAATGAACGTCTGTAAACCATCTAAGATATTCTTCGGACAAAAAGCTTACAGCATGATTAACATATACTTGAAATTTTTCTTCATCTAAAAGAATATTTCCGTATATGCTTTGTGGGAAAGCTTCTGTAAAATCTTTTTGTGAAAGAATACTTCCGTCAGAACAGATTAACTTGCTTGGTATGTTAAGTAAGTTAAAATCATCTTCAATTAAAGAATTGTAATTCCAGTTACCTAGCACTCTTGTTGGAAATCTATTCATCTCAAACATGTATGATTTAGGCAAATACACTATGTCAGGATGAAGTCTGTCTATTTTATAGACTTTCATTCTAATTAAATTTTCTTTTACTGATTTTTCACCGCTAGAAGCAGTTCTCATTATTGTTCTTAAACGCCTATTAAGACGAGGTGGTATTCCAACAGAAAGTATTTTCTTGTTGTTTCCTCTTTCTTTTAAGAACTCTACTGACTTAAAATATGAAGAAAGAAGCGTATGAGAAACCATGTCAGTTTCATTAAGCGGCAAGAATTCAGAAAAACCTTGTGGGAAATCTGAAAGAGAAGGAATTGATTTTAATTTACCTTCCATCTCATTTGTTTCTTTAATTCTGTCACTAATCTCTGACATGATGTAGCGAGAAAGTCTTATCTGCTCCTCAGAAAAAGACATATTCATTAAAAAAATCTTTTGATTAACACTGAGACTTTCGTCAGAATCATAAAGATTTTTTATTGTAGAAATATGATTTTCAAAATTAGTCTTTAAAAAAGTTCTAAAAGAATTAAGGCTTGAGCTTAGGTCTAAAAGATATTTTCTAAAAACAGCTACTTTGCTAATAATTGAATCATCTTCTGACTTTAAAAACAAAATAGCATCGGAAAGTTTTCTGATATATCTTCTGGGTTTATATCCGTTCTTGATATACCTTGCATTGTAAAAATCACTGAGTTGATTCTTGCTAACTCTGTCAACCAGAAGCCCTGTTTCAGAAATTGTTATTTTTTTAGATAAAGAGACATATTCGTAAGAAGAAGAATATGAACCCAAGAGATTCTCAGGAGTTTGAGAAGCTATAACTCTTAAAATTAGATCAAAATATCCAAAGATATACCCTGTCTTTGCTATTCCTGAGTATCCCGTATAATCTCCTATAAAAAAGAAATTTATCATTAGAAGTTCTTTTAACAGTCCAACAATCTCGCTCCATATTCCTTTATTTGCATCGATTTCAAATAATCTTCCTCCGACAGACTGGATGTACGATTCAAATGCTGACTTTTTCTCCCTAACGACAGATGAGTCGTTTATCGTTTGAACGTAAGTGTTGACATCAGGAGAATTTCCCGTAGAAATGGGGAAAGTTCTTGACTCTTCAGTGGCGGCTGATATGTCTCTCGGTGATGCAGAAACTGAAATAGAAGAAAAATGAGTGGAAATTTTTCTCTTTAACTCTCTTACTGTTGCTTCATTATCAATAGTGGGGTCCAGCTGTTTTAACGAAACATTTAAAAGCCAGAGAAAAAGAAGAGACTTTAACTTACCCGAAGTCTTTTCATAATTTTTCGAAGGATAAACAGCAGCCTTGCAGACAAGAGCAGCAAGTCTTATTCCAATAGACTCGTCCGATGTGAGTCCGTTTCCAGGTCTCATAAAGGAAGTATTTAGAGAATCAACCTCGTCAAGGTTAGAAATTACAAGACAATTCTGATAAGTTAAAGAAACAGATGAAAGTCTATCCGAGAGATCTTCAAGAGAAAACAATCCTTCATATCGCTTTCTATACCTTTCATCGAATCCAGCTGTTTCATAAACTCTTTGTATGTCATACCCCATCATTTCTATGACAGTCTTAGAAGTTTCATGAGCTTCTTTCGTCTTGTTGATCAATTGATCGAGCTTCGCTGTGTCAAAAGATACTCCATCTTTTGTCATTAAAGAACTGTCTATGTAATAGCTTGCTCCAGGAGTAATTCCTGCTGACTCAAAAATATTGTTTTCAAAAGTTAAAACATTGTAAGAATCTTCTCCCTGAGACGTAATCTCTTGAGAGAAAGAGACCAGAGATTTTCCGTTTCCTGCTGGATTTTTTGAAAACTCCAAGACGGATCTAGGAAATCTTCCAATAACGTGGTCCCATATCTGTACATTATCTCCTGTAGGGGAAGATCTATAACCGAACTTGTATTCTATGTTTGAAGAATTCTCTGATTTTAAAATATAAGAAGAGTAAATACCCTCTTTGAATAATGAATTTGCTGATATGCTAATGTCTCTTCCTGAAGTAGAAAAAGACTCTATAAGACCGACAAAATTTCTTGAACTTGAAATCTTTTGCTTGATATTTTTCTCTGCATTAGCGTCAGAAAGGTTGACATATTTCTTTTCATCAAATTTGGTAATCTTTTCAACATTATCATTGATGTTATCAAGTACCGTAAGATCCTGAGTCTTTGGAAGAGAAAGATAAGGATTTAACCAAATTCTTTTTAACTCTTGCGGAGGCTTCTCAACGTCGGAAAGAACAAAAGGATCACTGTCTGATTGAATATTTTTTCTTGAAAATTTTGTTGATACTAGATCTGGTGTGTGGGACAAAATATCTCTTTTTACCTCTAAGAGAGACTGGTTCCACAGTTTAGTCTCTGTGTACTTCGTTATATTCTCGGAACTATAGCCAGACTTTTTTAATATTTCGTACAGGCTTCCAACAGAGTTTTTTGTCACAAAAATAGGAACGGCATAAGAGCTTATATCGAGAGCTTCGTGGGTTCGAGAGGTTATTCTAACAGCTTGATTTAAAAATGAATCTTCCTTCGCAATATAGTATGAAAGCTCTTTTTTATTTGAATTAATGAAATCTTTTGTGTCTTTATTTTGATTGAGTATATTGATTGCGGTTTTTGCACTGATTATTTTTGAGTTTTCCTTAAAGGACAAAGACTTTCCTTGATTGTTCTTTTGATTACCAGAATATATCGGTATAAATTCTGACATTAGCAGAATGGAAGGTTCGTTTTCTGAAAGTCCTGTGTATTGAGAAAAAACTTTTTGGTCTTGCCTAGAAGGAGATGCTACTTCCACATCAACTGAATCTTGAAAGATATTTGGTATTTCTAGCTGTTTGACCAGTATCGGCGGTTTGATTGAAACTACTGGTACTTTTTGAATTGAATTAGATAAATTCACAAAAGATAATTGTGTAGGAGAAGCTACTCCGACATTGTTCTGAGGAGAAACAGCGGGTGAGTTGCTACTTACGGGAGAAGCGTGAAGTGTTGTAGCAGGTATTGTTGAAGCCGTTCCACTAAACAATTTTGAAGATTTAATCATTTTTATTTCCTAAAATTCTTTATCGAATTAAGCTGCTTCACTGAAGAAATGAGAGAAGCGTTCTTTTCTATTTGAAAGAGATTATCATTTATCTTTGGAACTAATTGATTTGAAATCTTGCTATCTAGAATGGTCGATTTTATCATTGGTACAATCCCATCAGGAGAAATATAAGCTTCCTGAGAATATCCAGGAGAATCCATGTCAAATTCAGACATAATTGGAACAACTATGTAATAAATTGACCCTAGGTCTTCTTGCGTGATCTGATGGTATATAAAATTTTTGCATGTTCTTCCGACGAATCCTCGTATTCCATTAACAACTTTCATTACGACAAAGGAATCAACTAAATCGCTTTCAAGGTCGTCAGAATTCCAAGTTATTTTCATAGTATTTGAGTCAATTCTATCAAAGCTTACCTGACTTATAGAAAAATACTGGGTCGAACCTTCTGTCTGATGCTGAGCAGTTAAGCCATAAGACTCAGATGTAAAGTTATCATATGCGTCTATGACAGGAATTCCTTTACTATCGTCTGCATACAATTTACCAACCTTTACGGTAGGTTGCTTCCACTTATAGGGAAGATAGAACCACTCTCTACCTTTTGCATCAGTTCCTCTTGCCACAAATTTCTTGAATATTTCAATAGGATTTTTCTTATATGTAAAAACTTGATAGAGGTAAGCATGTTGGGGGTTGATTGCTTTTACGTTCGACAGCGCTTGAGTTTCTTGATTATCCTTAAAATTTCCATCGGAAACAAGCTCAAAAGTTTCTCTTTCGGCCGTATTTAAGTTAGTTCTCACTATTTCATGAAAGAAAATATTTGAATATTGTGGAATACCAGATGAATCCTCTCCCAGCGGAGAAGATGAGTTTGAAGATGGATTTAGATACTGTTCGTAAATTTCTCCAAGCTGATCTTTTATTGTCTGAGTTATCTTTTCATTCTCGGATTTTGATACACTTGTTGCTATATCAAAGCTATTTTGATAATAATTTTCTTGAAAAGAAAAATTTTGATTAGTCAAATTAACTTTTATAGATCCTTCTTCTGAGGGCCCTTTTGTATTTCTAATGACAGCGTAATTTGAAAGACTTGTAATTTCTTTCGTTAAATCATAGGAAAAAGATAGTGCAACAACATAATACTCGTACGTTCTTCCAATTTCTGTAGAATCATCTATAATGACTGCACTTATTTCAAATGTATTCAATTTTATTGAATTGACATTATAGAAAGAAGAGTCTGTGTTTTCTGAACAATCTCTTCTATAAAGAGATAATTGATTACAGTCTTTTGGAATGTTTAAAATGTCTATCTTAATTTGATTTTTACCAAAATGACTTGGAGCTATCGCTAGGTTTCCGACCTGCTTATGTCCAGGACCTGCCACAATACTGGTAAAGACATTTGATTCTCTGTTTTGTAAGTCTACGGGTATTACTCTTATTATAGAAAGATCTGACCAAGTCAATACTTGCAATTCATTAAATTTTTCATTATTTACTTGTCCGAACTTGTAGTAAGGAGTAACAGTACCTTTGTCATCTATTGATTTTACATAGATGTTATAGGCTTGAATTTTACCTGATTTTTCTGTGTCTGTTATTGATAAGGTATGAAGATTTTTTAAACTGCTAGAAGATAGTCTTAGCTCTGGTGGGCTTAATATGCTCTCGAAAGCCTCTACGTGACTCGGCATGTAGAGATCAGCAGTATACGTCTCTTCTATTGTATTTGATCCTGCTTTATAAAGATCGAATTTTACGATTAAATTAAGATTTTTATTTCCTGATTTAATAGGAACTAATTGTTCTAATTGCAATTCTTCCAAGCTCTTAACAACAGTTCTTTTACTATACCAAGTTAATGTTTCTTCTATGGGGCTTGAAGGAATATTGTTTAAATAGTACTTTGATATATCAAAAAAGAGAGGCGGTCTTCCCTTTGATACTTCGGCAATTCTTTTGTCAGGATTGTCTATCAAAGATTCAGAAGTAAGAAATTTAATTGAATCGTCAGTTATTGGCTGTGTTATGTCGCACAATTCGGCGTTAATTCTGTGTATGATAGACGTGGGATTTATATTTCCCTGTCTCTGATTGTCAAAAGATAAATTTCTCTGATTTTGTGAAGAATCATTTCTTACCTTTGCATCTCTTTCTCTTGACTCACCAATGTTTTTCTTGTATTGATCTGCATACAGTTCTATATAGCTGTAGCTATTTGTAGAAAAAATTGCCTCACCTACAACAGAAGAAAGCGGCACACTTACTTGAGAAATAAAATCTTCTTTCTTCGATATGTCACTTATGAGCTGAAGACCAGAATAAAGTTTTTTGGATACCTTTTCGGGCAAAGAAGATCCTTGACCTATCTTTTTATTTACGTTGGTTAAAGAAGAATTCAATCTCTTTTCTGACGCTGAACTTTCAATATTAGAAAAAGATATTGAGTTTGAAATTTCATCTACGTCTCTTCTTTTAACAGTTATTACTACTTTTTCGTAATTTCTTGGATTTTTTCTTTTATCAGAAAGAGAAATCTTAAAAGAAAACTTAAAATTAAAAAAGTCACCTTTCTTCTCTACAAGTTCTGCAAAGGTATCATTGTTCACTTTTAATATCGAAGATGATGAATCAATCGTGATAGGTTTTTGAAATATTTTCATTTGATCACCTCAGACATCATCATTCCTGTCGTCTCTTGAAAATATAAGCGTAAACATATTGACAAAACAAGTGGTTCCTCTATTGTCTAAAAATGTCTTTCCTGCAAAGAAAACCCTGCTAGGGGAAGTGTTTTGAGTTTGTTCATTCATAACATTTCCAAAATCAACGACATCAAGCTTGCTTATATGGTTGCTTGTAACTTCAAAAATTTGCCCTATGAGTCTGTGCTTTCTAGAAGTTTCTTTGAAGTAAATTGGAGGATGAATATCTTCATAAGACTTAATTTCATCCATGAGTTTAGAAAATGTCAATCTTTTCTCGTTGTCTCCCCATGACGGATAATTTCCAAGAAGATACGGGGTCAAATTTTCAACTTTTGATTTGTCTGGTAGTTGTGAATCAGAAGTCTTAACAATTGGAGGAAGATACATGAAATTTTCAAGATGACTCATCTTGTCATCACTGAAAAGAGAATCTATAGAATTTAAAGTTGGAGGAGAATCTTTAAAAGATCTGATTGCTTTTGTAGAAGCTCTAGATAGATCGAATGTTATTTCATTGTTGGTCAAAGAAAATTGATCGTCTTGAAAGAGTCTATCTACAGTTGCTATGGTTTGCAAATCTACAAAGTTATCAAGAGAAGATGTTAAAATTCCTTCTATTTGAGAAGCAAAAGAAGAATTCTCTATTTCGTCCACAAGAATATTGCCACCAATGGCACCATTTTCTATTAAGAGCGGTGATGATAAAGTTCCTGTTGCGAATATTTTTGTTCCTACAAATGATTCAAGTGTGTCAAGATACACTGAATCGTTTATTGCATTGCAAGAAACATTTGGCCCTCCTGCATTTCTTATAGCAGAGATTGAACTTGAGATTGCAATACAAAATTCTCTTGGGCCCACGCCGCCTTTAGTTCCAACATATGCTATAAACGGCAAACCAACTGCAGGAGACGAGAAATTAAAACTGCCTCCCTGCAAATTTGTCTTTACCAGGATGCTTCCTGTTAATCCTGTAGAATCTGAATAAATAAATCCTTTGTTATTGTCATTGACATTTTCAGAAATTAAAGATGCCTTTATTCTTCTTCCGTGATGATACTGGTAGGCAACAAGTCGTCCGTTTACTATGGATCCTTCAGAAATTTCTGACGGGATATTGCCCCCACTATTTTTTACCTTAATATCTTGAGACCTAAAAGGTATTAACTTTCCTTCATCGTTTGCCTCAAATGTTATTTGGTCTTGAGGTAGATTACAGGCTTCAAAATATATCTTGCCAGTCGGGTCTTGGTGGCCATCAATAAGATCTGGGATGTAAGACACACCTGCATCAGAAAATGTAACATAAGAGACTTCAAAAGTCCCTCCGGCCATTTGTCTTCTTCCTTCTGCGGTAAGAATGGCATCTATTATTCTTGACTTACTATCTAGGATTCCGCTCATTGCTCTCTACCAAAATATGGCGAGACATCAATATCTGACCACGTTTAGATCAAAGAATCTTAGATGCCAAGGTCGCCAACTCACTTCTCTCTCCCTTCAAGAGGGTCACATGTCCTGAGATGTCATATTCTTTAAACTTTTCAACGGCATGTGTGAGTCCATTTGTAAATGTATCGACATGATTATTATCGATCTGTTCAACGTCTCCCGTAAGAACAATCTTTGTTCCCTCACCCGCCCTGGTCACAATTGTCTTGAGCTCGTGCATCGAAAGATTTTGAGCCTCGTCGATAATAATGAAGGCGTTAGGAATGGAGCGTCCACGAATGAACGTAATTGCCTCAACCTCGATAAGACCCTTTGATTGCATTAATTCAAGAAAAGGATCTTTGCTAAGACCTGATACACCGCTCCCGCCTACGAGTTCATCTGACTTCTTTCTGCCGCGGGACTGACCCTTCTTTCCAGACTTGCTGCTTAAAAGATATTCAAGATTATCTCTAATGGGAGCAATCCAGGGCTCCATTTTTTCCGCAAGTGTTCCTGGTAGGAATCCAATATCTCTTCCTACAGGTTGCACAGGCCTAGAAACTATTAATTTTTGGTATGGACCGTCGTTTCCCATGGCTTCTAGCTGTTCAAGACCTGCTGCTATGGCAAGAAGTGTTTTTCCGCAACCTGCTTTTCCTGTAAGTGTTAGCAGCTTGATGCTAGGATCCATTAGAAGCTCAATAGAAAAATTTTGCTCTTTATTTCGTGGTTTAACTCCAAAGACTTGATCGATTTTTCTGAAGTGGTGGAGCATATCTCCTTTAACACGACAAATTGCAGACTTGATGGTATTTCCTTCTGCATCGACTGACTTAATTACAAGTATTTGGTTCGGATACAATTTTTCATTTGTAACATTGTCTACGTGTATCGAGTCTCTTGCGTAGAACATCTCTACAACTTCATAAGGAACAACAAAAACCTTGACGCCCGTATAGAGATGTTCTGCGCTATCAGCAGCTCTGTTAGACAAATAGTCTTGAGCTTCAATTCCAAGAGAAGAACACTTGACTCTTACGTTAATGTCTTTAGATACTAATATTGCGCCTGATGTTTCTCTTCGAAGCATCAAAACAAATCCAATAATCATGTTGTCAACAGAAGACCCGAGAACAAGTTCTGGTGGGAGAAGAGCGCTGTATCCCGTAGGAGAGGACATCACTTTTAAAGTTCCACCACACGGAAGTGAAACTCCATCTCTTAGCGATCCTGATTCACTAATCTTGTCAAGGATTCTATTCACTTCTCTAGCTGCTCTTCCAACTTCATCAGAGCGACCTTT